GAACTCACATTAACGGTTTCAGCATCAGTAAAAGGAAGAATGTGAATTTTACATACTGTGCCCGATGCCCCCTTAACTACATTTGGAACAACTAATCTACCATCAGTTCCAAATTCCCATTTATGATCACCATAATGTGATTGTATTGTAAATGGTGTATCAAGTACATTATCTCCCCACTTTAATAAAGGTCTATAATTATCTGCTGTATTTCCTTCAATACCAATAAACAAACCATCAGAAGAATTTTGAATGTTTATACCCATTGAACCAGTTGGAGGATATGCTGGATAACTTGTGGTATTGGGAAAATCGTCAACCACTCCTATCGTAATTCTTGTATCAAACCCTACATCCGATGAAACCTGTGCGTATAGCATATCAATTTTAGGAGTTTCACCATATGCACCTAAAATCAAATTGTCTCCATTGATGTCTCCAACGACGTTTAATTGATTAAAAGTGGGACTGTCACTGGTTCCTACTGGTTGTCCTATATTAAATGTTGTGCCTACTAAACCCATTCCAGTTCCAGCACTATAAGTTGTATTTGTATCAGTATTAGTATCTGTTGATGTAATTGTAAAATTTGGATATGTTCCTGTTACAGTAGTTGCTCCACTTCCTGATATTGTTACGGTTTGGTCTGGTGCTGCATTATTAAACGTAGTTCCATCTAGAGACAATCCAGTTCCAGCAGTATAAGTTGTATCAGTAATACCAGTTAATTGAGAACCATCACCAATAAATGTTGTTCCTATAACGTTACCACCAATATTTAAATCTCCTGTTGTTCCCCATGCATTATTATTTGTGCTATAAACAAATTCATGTTCTGTTCCACTTACATTTGCTATAATGCCAGCGTCTGTTGTAGAACCACCTGCATTTACAACAATTTTATTATCTCCAATATCTAAAGTTGTAGCATTTACAATTGTTCTTGTTCCATTTACTGTTAAGTTTCCGGATACTACTAAATCATTACTTACAGTAACATTCGAACCAGTAATATCATCACTATTTAAGGTTCCATCTACTGTAACATTATTAAAACGAACATTATCATTTGTTCCTACTGATTGACCAATTGATATAGAACCATTGCTATATGATACTCCGGTTCCTCCTTCTAAATGAGAATCTACTAAACTAGTAGAAAAATATTTATTTGTTGAACCCTCAGATAATTCATCTGTTGTATGATTTGATAAGGAAGATACTATTCCTATTACATTACCAACTAAATTACCATTTACTGTTAAGTTTCCGGATACTACTAAATCATTACTTACAGTAACATTCGAACCAGTAATATCATCACTATTTAAGGTTCCATCTACTGTAACATTATTAAAACGAACATTATCACTTGTTCCAACTGGTTGACCAATAGATATAGAACCATCGTTGTATGTTATACCAGTTCCACCAGATAAATGGGAATTTACTAAACTATTAGAAAAATATTTATTTGTTGAACCTTCTGTTAAAACATCTGTTGTGTGATTTGATAAGGAAGATACTGTTCCTGTTACATTACCAACTAAATTACCATTTACATTGCCATCTTTTATTAAGACATTTTCTATTGTTACACCGCTATTTGCTGTATATTCTATTATTTCATTTGTTTTTACTTGTCCTGTAATTTGTAGATTATCATCTATTTTTATATCATCTCCTGTTGGATTAGAAACTGTCATTCCATTTGTAATATTAACGGCTGATTTTAATTGAATAGTTCCTGTAGTAGATGTTAATTGTAAATCATCTCCTGCTGTTATTTGAATATTATCATGAGAATTCATATTTATATCTCCACCTGAGGTTGTAGTAATTGTTATATCTCCTGTATTTCCTGTTTTTGACATGGAGATGCCACCTTCTGCACTTTGTATTTGTAATTGACCACCTGCTCCAGAAGTTTTTATTTTTAAATTTTGCCCTTCATCTGTTGTAATATTTATAGTATCACTATTATCTTCTATAACTTTTTTATTATTTACATATAAAGAACCTGGACCAACATAAACATCTCGCCACATATGTGTTGATGAACCTAAATCATATGTAATATTTGCTGTTGGTATTAAATTTCCTTCTACTCTTGTTGAATTGCTTGTTGTTAGTGTTCCATCTAAACTTAAATTATTTGTTGTTGTTGTTGTCGCTGTCATTGTTACTGCATTTACGTTTCCACTTAAATCTCCAATAAATGTTTCAGCATTTATATTTCCACCTGATAATTGAACGTCTCCTTTTAATTGTATTGAACCTGTTCCACTTGGATCTAAAATAATATTACCATTATCACCATTTGCTTGAATAGTTAAACCATTTGATGCATCTGAAATAATTACATCTGTATACACATTAACAGAACCAGTATCTTCATTTTTATTTAATACGCGTTGTCCATCAATATATAATGTATTTGGACCAATAAATGCCTCATCTACATGCATAGCAGACGCATATACATTGCCACTAAATGTAGCATTTGTTCCAACTAAGTTACCAGATAATTCTAATGCTACACCAGGCGTGTTTTGTGAACCGAGAGCATTTTTACTTGAACCAATATGAACAGTTCCTTCATTATAATATAATCCATTGCTATCAGAACCTTTATTCCATACAGATGTGGCATATACTCCAGACCCTTCAAATTCTTGTAATACAATAGTATTATTGTATGAAGCATCATAGCCTAAAATTCCTAAAGTATCAGAAAGATCAACTGTTCCATTAATTTTATATCCTAATTTATAGGATATTTCATCTGTTGTATTTGGTTCATCAATTAAATTACTAATATATTGTCCAACAAAACCACCAGTAGCAATATAAGCACCATACATTGTTTCAGAAAATATAGCAAGTGTATTACCATTTGTATCATTTTTGTAAATATAAAAATCAACTTGGTTATCAGAAGACAAAGCAGCTTTGTAATTAACTTTAAATTGAACAAATATTTTTGTATTTGCTGATAATGGTGTTATACTAGCTTCATAATTTGTTGGAAATGAAACATAACTCATTTCTCCAGAATCAACTTTACTACTACCTAAATTAGGTCCAAAAACAGTTACGACTTGCTTTAATACTGTAGGAACATCCCATTTTAATTGACCATCTGCGCCATATACTAATGATTCTCCTGATGCTCCTTGACGCACTGGTAAAATTAAATTATACGATGAAGAAATATCTTGCGGTATTGATATTGTAACATTCGATGTATCAGTTCCAACTCTAACTACATTCGCTAATATTTCACTTAAATTACTATTTGTTCCAATAGTAAAGTTTTCAGTGTTTGAAAGTAACTCAATGTTGTTTGCCATATATATTTAGGTAATAAAAATATATATACCAAAAAAAAAGCTTAAAAATTGTATATAATTAATTAGAAACATTTCCTTTTATTTCTTTATTTTCTATAAGTATTTCATTTTTTTCATTATCATTAATATCTTTTTCAAGATTATTTTTATTATTATTAATACCAATCGTATAATTAAAAGTCTTTGGTAATAATTCAATTGTTTTTGGCATTTTTATAATAAACACATATAATTAAATAAATCTATATTTTAATTAAGTTCCATTTTTTCCATTTTTTCTTTTACATGGCTATATAAGTTATAATTGAGTGAATGCATTAATTGTGCTGGATGTAATGTATTAATATATTCAATAACTACTGGTTTTGTTACAATAAATTTCTTTTCTCTATTATCAATATATTTTTTATGTAATGTATATAAATGTGTTCTAAATTCAAATGGGCAATCTTTTAAAGTAATTTCTTTATTAATAAAACACTTAATATAATAACTATGTAGATTTTTTGTAAAATTGTGAATTTGATTTCTATAACTTGTAAATTTATTCTTGTTTTCTGGAAAATATGTTAGGAAATTTTTAACATTTTGATCTTTACGCAGTGATAAATATTGATATTGTAGTTTTGGGGTATTTCCTCTTAATATTTTGAGATTTTCATAATTGGGATTTCGCATTTTACTTCTAATACCACTATTATGTTTAATAATAATACCCATAATTGTATAATGTGTTTCCATTGATCCATAATTACTAAATAATTGTTCATAATTTTCAAATGTTAAACTATAAGGAATATCAGCTCCATTAATTAAATGAACAAATTCTTTTTTATCTAATTCCTTAATATAAAAATTATTAATATTATATACACCAACTAGAGATAATCTTTTATTAGTAACAGGAATTACAAACCGATTATTTGGATGTTGAATTACAAAACTATAAGAATTATCTTTAGGTAAATTATTAAAATTTACTTGTTTTTCTCTACAAATATCTTCAAATAATGTTCTAAAATATTCTTGTTCTTGAAAAAATTTTACTTTACCACCAATACTATTTTTTGTAGCAATTTCCCAATCATTTTTACTCTCATCAAAAAATAAATTAATCATGGTTCCTTCTACAAATTCTTCCGCAACACATTCATTAGATGGAAATGTATTACTAAAAATATTAATATTTACAGATTTTGGTGAAGAAAAAACTTTAATTTTTCCATTGTAAAGAATAACTGATCTGAATAACCCGAGGCTATTAATATTTTCTAAATTTAAATATTCTTTATTATATTTAATAAAAACAAAAGGCTTATCATTTGTTGTCCAAAATTTCTTTTCTAATCCATATTTTTTTAAATCTTCATCATTAATTTTATTATTATAAATATCTTCTAATGATAAATCATAATATTTAGATAAATCACATTCGATAAACATTATTAAATGTAATTAAAATTATATCTTTAATTACATTTTATAAATGATAAAAAATTTCTATATAAAATATAAGGTAATGGTTGACCAACCTAATATAAATATACAATTAGGAGATATTATAGAAATACTATCAGAAAATCCTACTTTAAATAATAATAAATTTTTTGTAAAATATATTGATTCTAAAAAAATTACTATTATAAATATTGAAAATAATGAAGAAGAAATACTTAAAATTAATCAAAATAACGAACTAGATGAATCCATTGAAGAAATTATATTACTAAGTCGTGCTGATTATCCTGGATATGCTAAGCAAAATAATCTAATAAAAGGAACATGGATTGATGTTTATTTCAAGGGAGATATTCCATTTATAATTATTGGAAAAATTACTGATTTAGTAGAAGATATGATTGAAATAAAAACTTTCCCAGAAAATGAAATAATATATATAGATTTTGCTTATAAAGGTATTCCCGAAGATTTACCAATAGAAAAAATTGTTATTAGAACAAAACCCGATTCTTCTGAAGAACAAGAAGATGAAACAATTATTGGTGATGCTAAAGAAACTGAAAAGTTAGAAGAAGATTTACCAGAATTTCAAGATGAATTTCAAATTAAAGATATTATTTTAGATGCAGATGAAATTCAAATAGGTGCTGAATTAGAAGAAATAACACAAATTGTTGATGTTGCTGAAGGAGAGCAACGATATGGTATTGAAAAACAAACAAATGATTTATTAGATGAATTATTATCGCAAATTCCTAATATTCAAAGAACACCACCGGTTATGAATGAAATACATAAATCAATAGAACGTTACAAGCAATTAAGAAATATGTATTCATTATATGATAAAAATGGTAATATAAGTGAACCTAAAATACATGGTGAAAATTATAAACCAATTATTGAAAATATTGTTAATTTTCATAAAAACTTTTATTGGATGATTCCAATTGTTAGAAATAAAAAGAAAATTTACGATATTGATTTATCTTTAGAAGAAGAAGGTATTAGTGATGATATATTACCTTTATCTCTAAAAGATATTTTAGATGAAGAAGAAGAAATTATGAATATTTATAAACAGAATGATGTTCCAGATGATGAAAATAAATATAAATACTTATATTCTTCACTAAATTCTTACTTAACACCTTTTGTTGGACCAGAATTTGAAGAAAATAATATTATAACTAAATTTGTTGAAGAAAATATTAATGCTATTGTTAATAATTTAGATGATTATTATTCTTCATCAGCTGGTTCAGATGAATGTTGTCCAGAGAAAAAACGTTTCCTATTTCAAGTATATAATACTGGTCTTAAATATGGTAATAAAAAATTAACAAATAATGATACTCTAACATTACGTTCATTTTTAATACTACCAAAAAATGTATTATTATATGATTATGTTAATTCACCAATAATAAATATTATGCAAAAAAGTAATTTAAATCATGCTTTTATTCCATATTCACTATTACTTAATGAAAAAACATTTGTTAATACTAATATTGTTGAAAAATTTGATAATTCAATTGATTATTCAGGGCAATTTTTAAATGGAGTTCAAGAATATATTTTAGATGAAACTATAAATAACAATGATGAAGAAACATTGAAAAAATATGTTAATAATATTATTCCAAATACTACTATTTTATTTGATATTATTAAAAATAATATTTCTGGTGAATTAACTTTATATCATGTTATGGAATACTTATCACCTTTTATGATATTTATTGATGATTTATCAAAACCTGAATATGATATTATAACTAAATATGTAGAGGAGAAAATTAATGAATATAAAATGGATTATGCTGCTAATTATAAAACATTTCAACAAAAATTTATGAAAAAAGAAAGTGATTTACCAAGTAATAATTTATTGGCTATTTTACAAGGAAATAAAGAATTAGAGGAAATTATATACAAAAATTATGGTTTTGAAAGAGAGAAAAAATATAGTGATTCGGATATTTTAAATAAAATTACAAAATTAGATTATGGTGAATTGTATTACAGTGTTATTTTAAGATTAGATGTTGATTTAAGAGGAGCTAATATTATAGAAAAATTCGTTGATGAATATGAAAAATTATCTACCGAAGGAGAGAAATTAATAAATGATAAAAAAAACGTTTGTTATATATTAACAAATAAATACAATAATCGCACTATGCTTCTCTCTTCGAATAATAAAGAAATTTATGCTGATGAAGATTATTTATCTGAACAAGAGAGAAAAAGTGATTTTAAAAAGTTAGTAAAAGATGGTAATTATGCTATATTAAATAACTCCGATGGAACTATAGAATATTATATTCGTAAAAAAAATCAATGGGTAAAAGATAGCAAAATAGTTAATGAAAGTGTATCTATTCAAGAAAACAAATTATTTTGTAATTTACAAAATAAATGCATTGCTGATTCTAGCGAAGATAATACTTGCGTTCCATTAAAAAATGAATTAAATGAATTAAATAAAGAAAATCTTGAATCTATAATTAATGAATTTGAAGATACCTTTTCAATAGAGCAAAATAAAATGATTGATGTTATTGATAAACAAATTCAATATAATATTAATAAAATTGGTTTATTAAAATCATTAAAATATCAAGAGCTTATTAAGTATAATAAAATTTACAATAAAATAGCAGCTGGAATAGAAGTAAGAGAAATTGTAGAATCACCTTATGAAAATCTACGTGATTTAATATTAGGACAAAGTGATTTTGTTAAAAAACAATATGATATTCAAAAATTTGCTATTAATTTTTGTAGAGTTTCTCTCGATAAAGAAGATCCTTATTGGCTTTATTGTATTAAAACAAATATAAAATTGCTACCTGCTTTCATTAGTAGATTAGCTAACATTTTTGTATCAAATGGTGATTATTTATTAGAAATAGATAAAGTATGTGCGGAACAAGGAACAATTAGTGAAGATGGTGATCATTGGGTTGATAAATATAGTGGTTATATAATTAAAAACATTGATCTTGATACTGAAGAAGGTTTCACAGAAGAAGGATTTAGATTAAAAACAAGAGATATAATGGAGAAAGATTTGGCTGATGCTGTATTAGTTGGTGAATCAAAAATAGAAAAAAGTAGCTCACCTGAGAGAACATTAATTATAAATATTGTTAAATCAATGGCGCAATTTATGGGAATTAACTTAGAAACACAATATGATTTTATTGTTAAAAATGTCATGATTATACATGATTCCAGTATTCCAAAAGAAAGTGATTATAATAAAATGATTGAAAAAGCTGCTCAAAAAGGTAAGAAAAATTTACCATCTTATAAAGATACTGTTAATTCATCTTATCTAATTTTAACATTAACCTATATGTTAATTGCTATTCAAATAAGCATTCCATCTATTAAATCACGAAAAACATTTCCAGGATGTATTAAATCTTTTGATGGTTATCCTTTAATGAAAAATAATGATAAATCGGGATTAATATATTTATCATGTATAGCAAATAAAATTAAAAGTTCTACGGAACCATGGGATTCCATTAAAAAAATAAATGAAGCTGGTATAGCAAAACGCATTGAAGCTATAATAGAAAAATATGTAATAGAAAATGTATCTATGAAAGAAATGTTTAATGAAAAATTAGTATACTTAAATCAACAAAATAAAGAATCAATATTACTTGAAAAAGATATTGAAAATGTTTGGATTAACTTTTATCCTCCTTTACAAGAATTAAGCTTACCTAAATTTACTAATGTAAGTGATATATTTAAAAAACAATTAGTTGAAAATATTTATGCTGGTTCTAATTTACAATATAATCAATATTTAGTTTTAAAAACTAAAAGTATTCTTTTTTCTCTCTCAATACAAGAAAAAATTCAAAAAATTGTAGATAAGAAAACTGCTCTTGTTACAAATATGGCTAATGAACCATTCTTAGAAAATGCTTGTTGTGATACAGATTTTATTGATACATTAAAATATTTTACAGATATTAATGATTCTATTTTGAGTGATAATACTATTGTAATTGATTTAAATAATATAATTTATGACTTAAATTCTCTCGCAAGAGCACCAACATTTTTAGATTTACGTGATACAAAATTAAAATACCCGGTTTTTAAGACTGGCTTTAGTGAGGAGACAATATATCGTGCTTTTATTATTTATTGTAAATATAATACTAATCTTGTTATCAGTGATGAATTGAGAGAAATATGTATGCAAAGCCCAGATGATTTTAATATAAATGCTTCAATACAAGAAAAAATAGAACAATTAAAAGAACATGGTTTGAATTATGACCAAGAACAATTAAATGATTTATTGAATATTGTTAATTATAATAATAGAGTGACATTATATTTAAATCCACCAGTTGTCAATAATATTGAAAATATTAGAGAGATATTAGATTTTATGTCTGGTGATTCGTTTGATAATCGATTTATTGATAATGAGTTCATTGATAAATTTAAAGATATGTTAGATACGTTTGATATTAAACAAGACAATGACAATAATGAATCGTTGAGAGAAATGAAAAATTATTTAGCTGTAAAATGCGATGAATTATCACTTAAAATTATTGATTTTGTAAAACAAAATTCTAAATTACCAAAACAAAAACAGAAGAATTTTGAAGATTGTTTGCTTAATATAACAAAATTTCAACAAATATTTACAAATGGCGATGAGAGAATAGATAATTCAGTTTATAAAATGATTTTATTTATAAGAGATGCTATTCGTAATTTGATTGCGGTGTTTCCAAATATTATTTTAAACAAAGTTGATTATAAGAGCGTAAGTATTCCAAAACATTGGCAATTATCTGATAGACATAAAGCAGATGTCAGAGATATAATAGATAAATACTATAAGCCATTATATCAATTTTATGGAGACGATGAATATAATGAAATATTAGAAAAAATACAAAGTGTTTCTAATAGTTTCTATATGTTAGGTGAATATACTAACTATATTGCTTCTATATACAATAATGATGAAGAAATATCTAGCATTTTTGATTCGCGCGTAACTAATCTTCTTTTCAAATATTACTTTTTAAACATTATAAATAATTATATTGAATTAATAAATGACCAGTCATTACTAATTGAAGATTTAGAAGATGGAGAAGATGAAGATGGATTGAAAACAGAAGTAGAAATAGAAGAAGAAGCTCAAGGTGTTGTTGATGAATTTGAAATAGTTAGAGGAGAGAAAAAACAATTAGAAGTAAAAATAAGTAATTTACTAGTTGAATATATGAAAATAATATGTAATTCTAAATCAAAATTAGATTTAAATTATCAATCAATTAAAGATAAAATATTACGTTCAAAAGAAAAAGAAAAGAATGATATAACTGAAGATTTGAAAAATTTAACTGATGAAGAGAGAGAAATTCAAAATCTTTTCAAAAATAATAAATTAGAAAAATGGAGCAAGGGCTTACAAAAAGGATTGACACAATATGTTAAAGAAACTTATGATGAAGAACGTGATGCTCTTGAAAAACAAACATTAAAAGAAAGACAACTTGGTAGAAGAAGTGATGTTACCGATATGAACAAAGATATTTATGCTTTAGATATAGATGATAATGCTGAATTGGTTGAAGAAATAGATAATGAAGTTAACAATTTAAATGAATATCTTGGAGAGAATGATGATGGTGAATTAGATGGAGATGAATTTTATTAAATATTTAATTATATAATTATTAAATATTTATATTATCTAAAAATGTGATAATTATTAGTAATAAATTTTAATGTATCAAAATCTTGAAAAATATTTGGCGTTTGACTTTTCATAAAATTAATTTCTACAATATCCATGCTATTTATATCATATTTTAATAAAGTATCAAATATAAATTTTGCTTTTAAAATATTTAAACCATTATGAACTCTTGTATTACAAGAATTAAAACTATGATAGTCTAAAGCGTCTACATCAAAAGAAATATGAACTTTATTATTCCCAATAAATTCTTTTAATATTTTTTCAATAACTTCTGGTGATGCTTTTGAATCGATATATTTAATTTTTTTCGTTTCAATAATTTGCTTTTCATAAGGATCAATATCCCGAATTCCAATATACAAAATATCTTCAAAAGGTAAATTAATATTATATTTACTTTTTTCTAATCCTGTTAAAAAACCAAGGGGCATACCATGATAATTATTGCTGATAGAACTTTTTTCAGTATTAATATCAGGATGAGCATCAATCCATACAATTTTCATATTTGGTTTATATATAGCATTAATTGTTGAAATACTAATTGAATGGTCTCCTCCAATAAATAATGAATTTTCTGGGTATTCTTTACAATTTTTATAAATCTCATCTAAGTTGGTAAATAAATCATTTTTTTCTGGAATAGAAATAGTATTCACAGAGTTGATATAATGTGCTAAAATACCAGGTGTATATTTGGTATCTATATTTGTATTTCCAAAACCATGAGGGATTAGTAAAATATTATTAAAAAAACATTTAAATGATAATATATTCATCACTTAGTTAATTAGTCACAACTAATATTATAATTTTAAATCTTTTTAATATATATTCTAATAACATTGTGATAATAATCTAAAAATATTTCATATATAAGTATTGCTGAATTATACCAATTATTCCTCCAAAAATACAAGCCAATGTATATTCAAAAATATAAGTTGTATATAAATTTTTTACCATATAAGTATCTATTTCTTTATACCCGAGATTTTCATAATAACCTTTAACACCTTCTCCTGAAATTACTACAATACCTTTATAGAAATGTTGTTTTGTAATACGTTCTGCTTTACTAATTAATTTTTTCCCAATACCTTTATGTTGCGCAGCTCCATTATTTTTATTACCAACAGCATTTACCTGACCATATACATGTAGTTCTCTAATTAAAGCGTGGTTTTTGATACAAGTAAATACAGGATTATGATTTTTACAATTTGGTAGTCTTAATCGTAAAAATCCAAATAATGCTTTTTTATCCCAACTTTCATAAGAAATGAAATACTCTTTTCCATCGCTTTTATCAATACATTTTACATTAATATTTGCTTTTTGATTGTAATATTGAATATGACGCCCAATCTCTCTGCTTCGAATTTCCATACTATTAAATTTCTCTTTTTCAAAGTCATTATCAATCATTTGTCTAAGATTTGAATACGGGTTACCGGCTTCAATATATGAAATCGGAATGTCTCTAACTACTCGCGGTAAACGAATATGTGATGGGCATGTTTTCATAGAATATTTAATAACATCGATTAGATCTTTCATATTTTTTTCTGAATAAGGAATGTATTTGCCTTGTTTATACCATTTTTCGATTATAGTCCAAGGTGTAACTTCACATGGGTATACTTTAACTTGGTCAGGATGAACTACATTATAAACATGGTCAAACATATCTTTGTCCATTTCTGGTGTGGCGTCAGGTAAATCAGGCATAATATGAATGTCAATTTTGAAACAATTATTTTTCAACATTTTAATTGCATCAATAGCTTGTTCAATAGTATGACCACGATTTACTTTTTTAAGAATTTTATTATTTACATGTTGAACACCCAACTGAATACGTGTTACACCCCATTCTCTGAAACGACGAATCCAAATATCATCAATCGCATCAGGACGGGTTTCAATACAAAATCCTATAATATGAACCTTTGCCGTTTTATTAATTTCTATTTCTTTTGAAATATTATATGGTTCGCGTTTTGGACTACTATCAAAGAAAGTATTTGCTGAATAAAATATATCTCTATGATAAATTTCCAAATATTCAGGAGGATACTCTGTATATGTCCCACCTTCTAAAATAATTTCTAGTTTATCAACAGTATGACCATTTGCATATAATACATTCATTCTTGAAATCATTTGTTCATATGCTTTGAAACCATTTTCATTAGCACGATGAACAGCTGGTTCATTATATAAATAGGAACGAGGTTGGTCTTGCCAATTATTTTCTTCATGTGCTGGTTCATTTGGACAATAATAACAATTATGTTTACAACTAAATGATTGTCCATTTGGATGAGGGGACATTACTAATGTAATACTTGTAATTCCTGAAATATTTCTACTAGGTTTTTTTTGTAGAAGCATTGATAAAGTATCATTTTGTTTAATTTCTTTATTATTAATCATATCTTTATACACAATAACCAAGTTCATTTTTTTCATTTCAATTCTTCTTGTTCTAAAAGTAGAACTATAAATTTTAATAAAATCCTTTCGAATTTTTGACAAATCCTTTTTATTTGATATATAATCAGTAGCCCATTTATCCAAATCTTTTAAAATTTCTTTATAAATTATGATATTTTCTTTACTAATATCTCCTCGGCACATATCTTCAAAATCCTTAACATTTGTAATTTGTGTATGAGAACACATTTTATTATCTTGAATTAATATTTAAAATAATAATAAAAATTAATCAATTTTAAAAAAAATTGACATTCAAATAAATTAATAAAAATAAATACTAAAAAATAATGGCCAGTGAAACACCTATTAATATTAATATTACAAAGGATATGGGATGTCAAGAAAAGAATCAATATAATGAGTTCAAGGACTATATTATCAAAAATAATATAATTTTACAGGAAGAAAATAAAAATAGTATTGAAACAATTACTTCTCTCAGAGAAAAGATTGAAACATATGAAGAAGCTGAAGATAAATATGATAATAGAATGCGTTATATGAAGGGTCTTCTACAAAATTTAAATGAACTTAAAAAAGATTATACAAGAATATCTTCAAAAAGTGAAGATAAGGTAAAATTAATACAAGAATTACACAAAAAAAATAAGATTAATTATTATCAAATATATGCGTTTTTACTAATAATTAATTTACTTACATTTATTACACCGTTATATTTTGTAAATCTATTTATTATGTTTTTACAAACAACTGCTTCTATTATTTATATTTATTCTTGCTTTAAAATTAAGAATAATTATGAATTAATTAAAAGCAATTCAAAAGAAGCAACTAATTCTGTTAAAGAAATTACAACAGAAATTAATAAATTAAAAGAAGAAATTAAAAAAGTCGAAGACTCCTGTTTATCATTAGATAACTGGATTTGTGAAGTATAAAACTATTTAAAATATAATAAAAATAGTTTAAAAAAGTTACTATATAAAATAGTATAATAATGATGTCGGTTGCCGCTATTGTTTCCATGTGTGCTTTTACTCCAAATGTTAAACCAACTACTAGTTTCAAATATTATGGAGATATTAAGCCTCTAAATTATTTTGACCCTCTTAATTTTTTAACTCCAACTAAATCTAATGAAAAAATTAGTGAAGAAGCAATTAAATATGTTAGAGAGGCGGAACTTCAACACGGGCGAATGGCCATGCTTGCTGCTGTAGCTTTTCCTATTATTGAAAAATCAATGGATAAATCTGTTGCGATTGATTATCTTAGTGATAGCGAACTTCTATATCAATCTCCTTTTTGGCTTGGGATGCTAGTTTTTGAGACGGTTCGTATGTGTGTTGGCTGGCAGAATCCTTTTTTTGCGAAAAATAAATCAAAAGCCTTTCGTCTAAAAGATGATTATCAACCAGGAAATCTTTTTGATTATGATGTTGATAAAGTATCCGATTTTCTATATGAAAGTGAACTAAGTAATGGTCGTATTGCCATGCTTGCTGTTTCTGGTATTATGGGTAGTGAGCTTCTAACCGGACAATCGTTTTTTTAAATAAAAGATTATTTAATATAAATTGAATATATCTTCAAAATTACTAAAAAGTTTACATTTATCATAAATTAAATATAAATTTCCATCATTATCCCAATCACATACTATAACTATTATTTTTACATTATTTTCCATTGCTTTTTGAACGGCATCTTTATATATTTTATCGTTATTAGAAATCATAAACTTATTTATATCATTTCTTTGAATTACATAACACATGTAACAATTATAATTATCACTACTTTCATTAACATTATTATTTTGACATATTTGAGAAAGTTCTTCAATATGTTTAAAAGCGCGTGGGCTAACTAAATCGGTTTTCTTTTTTCTATAACCATCTGGAAAATAAGCAATATTATTTTCTTGAAGGGGAACAGATTTTACTTCTAAAATAAATTTTCTATTATCTTGTAATTCGCCAGCAAAATCAAACCGTGATTTATTAAAGGTTACTTGTTTCTTATAATTTTTAATATTTATTAAATTACTTAATAAATTATTTTTAAAAACTAATTCAACTATTTTCTCTCCATGAGATGGATCGATTCCTACTAATGAATTATTATTTTTACTATCAAATGAAATTATTGAACGATAACTACATTTAATTTTTTCATTATTAAGTGGCATGCCATATACTATAGATTCTTTCTCACATAATCCACAACAACCTAAAGATGGAGTATGTATCATAAATTCGCTTTTTTCAGAATCATCATGAATAATCGCATCGCCTACGTATGGAGTTTTACATATTTTTGATGGTCTTTTTATAATTTCTATTTTTTTCAAATTATTGTATGATAATAATAATATCTTCATAATAACAGATAATAGATAATAATATAATTTTTAATTTAAATTATATTATATTTGAATTTTATATTAATTGAAAAATAAGTTTTTTATCAATTTTAATTATTTTGTTCTAAAAAATAAAAAAAGTATAACTATTAATATCATAAAAAATATAAATTTAATTGTATTAAATATGTCACTTGCTTTCATTAATCCTTTTAAAAATGAATTATTAGAATCTTTTATTTTTCTTCGAAAAAATATAGAAACTAGTGTTATACTAATAATAATCAAGATTCCAATTAAATTAACCATATATATATAATTATATTTTACATAATAAGAGTTTTTCTTTTATTTTAGTAAAGTAATATTTTAAACGCAATATAAATCTTTGTTTTATTTGATAATTTGTTAATAAGCAGTTTTTTTCAAAATTAAATATTTTTTCTATTTTATTTATATTTTTATAAAATTTCAATAATTTAAAATTATTTTTTATTTTTATTGTGTAATCATTTAAAATATGTTCAGCTAATCTACTATTATCTCTAATTAATCTTATCAAAATTTCTCCATTTGATTTACTATTTATAACCTTCTCTATTATATCTATAATTTTTGTGTTTACCCTCTCAACAATATAATTTTTATTATCCTTAATTTTTTTTCTTAAAGTATATAGCTCATACAAAGATTTTTCTTTTAAATTATATTCATCTAATACTAATAAACTTGTATTATAATAACTATAATAAGCTCTCATTTTTTCTATTATTTAAATATATTTATAATAAAGTATATTTATATTAATTTATCAATTTTGTTAATATTAATATAATTAAAATTTTACATTAAAAGTAATCACAGTATAAAATATTGAATTTTTCTAAATCACTCTTGTCAATTGTATTTTTCTTTAATAATAATTTTGCGAGGTCAGTAAATTCATGAATATTATTTTCTATAATATCTACAGACGCGGTCAAAGCGAATTGAATTAATGACGCAACTTCTCTATCAATCTTACTCTTTGAATATTCACTTAATTTACTTCCTCCATTTGCTAATTCTCTTCCTAAAAATGGTTGGTTACCAGCTGTCGTGTCAATAACACCTAAGTTATTATTTAGACCAAATAAATTGATATATTGTCTTGCGATTGAATCAGCTTGTTTTAAATCTCCTGAAGCACCACTTGTAATATCTAAATTATCAAATTTTTTGAATAATTTTTCATCATGATAATTTGTTGGATCTAGATTATGTTTTCTTTTGAATAAAATTATTTCCGCTCCTCTTCCTCCTAGTGCTACAATTAAATTTGCTAGCATATATTTTTTTGTTGGATAGATCTCATATTGCTCTTTTGGTGTAAATATTGTATAACCTCCTGCTCCACCTTTATTAGCATTAATAGTTACTTTTCTAACATCATAAAAATCATTAAATAATTTTGCAATTATTGTATGTCCTGCTTCGTGGTAAGCAACTAATTCTCTAATATCCTTATTTTTAGTTTGACTTTTTGATGGTAATCCAATTGTAATTTTTTCATACGCATCAAGCATACATTTTTTATTAATTTTAGTTAAATTGTATCTAAGTGATAGAATTGCTGCTTCATTTGCTAAATTTTCTAATTCTGCTCCAGAAAATCCACCAGTTAATAGTGCGATTTCATCAAAATCTACACTTTCATCATAATTTTTATTTCTAAGATGAATATTTAAAATCGATTTACGACCATCTCCATCTGGTAATCCTACTAAAACTTTTCTATCAAAACGACCTGCTCTTACTAATGCTGAATCTAAAATATCAGCTCTATTTGTTGCTCCTAATACAATTATACCTTCTGATTTATCAAACCCGTCCATATTTGTTAAAATTTGATTTAATGTTTGTTCTCTTTCATCATTGCCTGAATTAAAACCAGTTCCACGCTGTCTTCCAATAGCATCAATTTCATCAATAAAAATTACACATGGTTTATTTTCGTTGGCTATTTCAAATAATGATCTTACACGCGCCGCACCAACCCCAACAAACATCTCAATAAACTGAGACCCACTTACAGAAATAAAAGATACACCCGATTCACCTGCTACTGCTCTAGCTAATAATGTTTTTCCGGTTCCAGGGGGTCCTTCTAGAAGAATACCTTTTGGAATTTTAGCCCCAGCATTATTAAATTTATCTGGATCTTTTAAGAAATCAACAACTTCTTGTAATTCATATTTAGATTCATCACACCCGGCGACATCAGCAAAAGAAACATTCACCATTTCAGGATTAATTAATTCTTGTTTTTTATTAAACATATTTCCTGGATTTCCCATTTGAAAACGAGAAAATAATGTAGATAAAATTAAATAAATTAAAATAATTGGAAATAAATTACTGACAATTCCTGTAATTAAATTGCCATTATCAACAATTGAATATACATCAAAATTAATATTATTATTTTGTAATGTATCAACAACCATATTACTCAATTGTGGAACTTTAGTTGGAATATAATGTAAGTTATCAGGAAGGATTAAATTATCATAATGTTTGTCAATGGCAATAATACCATTGATATTATTATTTTGTTCAATTAATGATGCTGAATCAATATTATGTTTATCAATATTATCCTGTAAATCATTAATAGTCCAAATATTTCCAAAAGAATTCTTGGATGTTGTAGAATATTTTTTAATAATTTCAGCAGGCTGATAATTTGTTAATAGTGGTTTATTACCAATATTTAAACAATTTATTTGCTTTAATAAAAACATAATACATAATAATTTCATTTATAAATTATTATTTATCTTTTATTCTTAAATTGGTTTAGAATATATTATAAAATACAAAAAGAAAGTAAAAAATTATAAATTTGTTATATTATAATATATAAATGAGAACAATAATCAGAAAAAATAGGTTATCAGTATCTATTATATTATTTCTAATAATTTTTATTACTATTGTTCAATTCAAACCTGCTTTTCTTTTCAATAAAGATGGTTCTATTCGCAATTTTGGTTTAGGTAAAAGTAATACCTCTATTATTCCTATGTGGTTATTTGGCATTTTAATAGCTATATTATCTTATTTATTAGTTTTGTATTTGACTTCTTTTAATATTATTTAATTCTTCTTTTAATCAGTTACATAATATATTCTTTCTTCATCCTTTTTGCTAATCTTACCATCTTTTTCTAGTTGTCTTTCAAAATCAGCATGTCGTTCTTGCATTTGTTTTACATCACCATTACATCCTTTAGATACAATATAATTTGTAGATGCTGTTATTGTTAATATACCAGTTAATAAATACCACATCGATTCTGATATAATATCTTTCAAACATACAAATCTATACAATCTTTCTTTCATATCAGGTGTTACTGTATTTTTGAATAATCCACCTTTCTTCATTATATTCCATAATTCATTAAATTTATCATAATCACTATTAAATTGATTTAATATTAGTGAAGGATCTGATAAAGAATCAGAAATAAATTTAGCTAATTCTTTACTATTTCCAACACTTTGTTCACTTATTTTATCTTTTAAAATATCTTTTAATAATTGTTCAGAACCCAATAATTTAGTAATACCATAACCAAAAGTATTTGAGAATGGAACTAACCATCCTTTAAATATTAATAAAATCATAAATAATACACCAAAAATTATCATCCATGGAAATAATGTTGTCATGAGTGCAATTCCCCATTGATTACTTCCACACATTGTTTTAGTAATTCCTAAATTAACTAAGAATTGTATTATAATATTACTTAACAAGTAAATTATGAAAATTATATTTTTTTTAAATTTATCTCCACAAGAAGCATATTGAAGTGGAATAAATATTAATAATGTTATTATAACAAATATTAATACTGATGATGATGGATTATATATTGATCCTTGAGAGCTGAAAGCAATAACTATTGTTATCCCTATAAATAATGATAATAAAATAGAAGGAGATAATATATTCATATATAGATATTATTAATAAATTATTTTATTTAAATAAATTATTAATGGAAAAAATTACACCATCATTAATAGAAAATAGCACTAAATTTTATCTAAGAACTGCTTTAAAAGAAAGTAAAAATATTAAAAATAAATATATTACTATAGGTGTCAATATTTTTTTATTTATATTATTTATTATATTTATTGTTGGTTTTTTATTATATAAATATAAAGGTAAATTAACACCTCAGGAAAAAGAAAAGAAAGATAGAGAGAAACAAGAATATTTAATTAATATGATGCAAAGATATTCTGTAGAAAAACAAAAAGAGAGTCAAAGTTTAATAACTAATTTACCATTAAATCACCCACAGATATTTTGATTTAACATTGATATAAATTTTTCTAATTATTAAATTAATATAATTAATTTTAATTAATTTTAATTATAATTATATTAATAATTATATTAATAAATATTATAATAATGGATGATAATAAATTTGAAACTGCTTTTAATGAATTTTTTAAATTAAAACATTTATATGAAGAAAAAATTAATAAAGCTAAGAATATTATTATAAAAAATCCTAATTTAAATTCCCAAGAGAAGAGAGAAAAATTTAAATCATTGAAAAAAAAATGTATTAATTGTGGAAAAGAAGGCGGTACTATCTTCAAAATTTATGATAATATTTTAGAAGCTAAATGTAATGCTTCTACACCATGTAATTTACATATTAAATTACAAAGAGCCAAAACTAAATTATTAAATAATTATGATGAAGAATTGTATAATGAAATAATGGAAAAAAAATCGAAAATAATTGTTAATAAATTAAATTACTTATATGGTTATGAAACAGAAAAAAATACATTAGTAAAATTTAATACAATTAAAAGCGAGTTGATGAAATTAATTAAAGATTATGAAATTATTAATACATCTTATAATAATATTGTTAATAGCGAAGATAAAATAAAGATTATTAGAGAGAAAAAAGATGAATTATTTATTTTAATTGAAAATATGAAAAAATTAATTAAACAATCCATGGAAGAAGACAACGATGCTTTCTTGAAAGAAGGATTAGAGATATATGTAAATTATATTCAACCTATTACAAAAGAATTACTTAACATTAAATATGCTAATAATTCAATATTAATAGAAGAAAAACAGCCACCAATATATAAATTAATTCAAGAACCATATACTTTAAAAGAACTCACATATTCAATTATTGGACAAGATAATAAAATATTAATTAATAAAAAATAGTTTCATAATATATATGTTAGGGAAATATATAAATTTTCCAGTATTTTTAGTTTCTCTCGCAATAGGTATCCTTTTTGTATATTTATTTCAACCAGAATTGAATGTAATTTATGTTTATCCTACACCTGATAATCAAAACAAAATACTCTATAAAGATAAAACTGATAATTGTTTTAAATTTAATGCCGTAGAAGTAAAATGCCCTGATGATACAACTAAAATCAAAAATATACCAATTCAATAATAAATTATTATTATTTTCATTATATTTATATATATATATAATGAAAACTAAGATACAGGAACTTTTACATAGTAAAGCCGGAAAATACATGTTTTCTATTATTTTAGGAATTGGATTAGCCAGTTTATTTAGAAAAGCTTGTAATTCAAGAAATTGTTTAGTTTTTAAAGCACCTGCTTTTTCTGATATTAAAAATAATATTTATAGTTATGGAAATAAATGTTATAAATTTACACCTACTGCTACTAATTGTGATAAAAGTAAAAAAATTGTAGAATTTGCGTAGGTAAAAAAAATAATTAATAATTAAAATATATTATAAATGGCCACTAATCAAGAAACTACTAATATTGATGAATTGCCTTCTAGTAATTCTAATAATGTTAATAGTGCTCCCGTTCAAAATGTTTTCAGTGAAAATAATACCGAAAATATTAAAATGCCAAATTACGGAGAACAATTAAATTCTGAACAAGAAGTTGCTCCCGCATTACAAAATATTGATTATACGAGCAAATTAAATTCAACATTAAAAGATATTGGTAACGGTAATCCTTTACAACTACCAAGCAGAGATATTCCTCAAAATACAGCTTCCATTAATAATGATGTAAATATTCAACCAAATTATATACCACCTAATAATAATGATTATATCGCAAATCATGTTACTCCAAATGAAATAATACAACAAAATAGAGAGAAGGAAATGAATAATGATAAAACAGAAGAATTTTATGAAACAATTCAAATGCCATTATTAGTTGGTTTATTATTCTTTATTTTTCAATTACCATTTATTAGAAAAAATTTATTTATTTATTTACCATCCCTATTCAACAAAGACGGTAATCCTAATCTCTCCGGATATCTTTTTAATAGCGCTATTTTTGCTTTATTATATTTTTCATTTACATATATATTAAAATATATATCAATATAAATAATTATTAATTTATAGATTATTTTAATAATTATTCTACTGTATTACTCATTTCAATTTCAATATTTGAATTTTCATTTACTTTGTTAATTAATTCGTTATTTTTTTCTATTGTTTTTTCTAATTCTGTCTCTGTTTCTTTATCTAATTTTTCTTCACTTATTTCATCTTCTACTTTTATATCTTCTTTGTAGATATTAATAATAAAATGGTCTTCTGCAATATCAGGAAAGCATTGTTCCTTATCTTTGAAATTATTTTTGAATAAAGTTATTGAATTACCACTAATAGAAGGCGCGTCTTGTTGTAATCTCTCATATTCTTCTAATGCCCAATTTGTTAATACATCAGCGGGATTTCTATCAAATCTAGACATTCCCATCTGAAGAGTCATTTTTCTATAATATGAACCAAATTGTTTTGCTATCATATTATGTTCAGCTGCTTTTTCTTCAGCATTATAGAATTTTTTAAATGATTGTATTAATGTTGATAATAATCCAATACCACCTACTCCATAAAGAAAACCGTTTTTAATATTATCATCTGTAACATTGGTGGCTATTAATGATATTGTTGATGCTACACCAGTTACTAATATACCTGAAATAGAAAGATTATCTGCAAATTTTTTCCATTTTCCACCTGTATGCGAGTGCATAAATCTTAATCCAGCTGCTTTCTCTCCCCAATGTTTCATTAATAGTTCCATATTATCTGTCCATGAAGCAGCATTTATTTTTTTTCTCATATCACCTAAACGAACACTAGTTAAAGCCTCTATTTCTTCTAAACCTAGTTGTTCGCTTTTCATATAAAAATACAAAATATTTTATTTTTTGTTATATTTCATTAATTTTATATAAAATATTATATAACACTATTATTCATAATAAATATTAATAGTATAATGTAAAATTTATAAATTATGGTGTCCTCCTAGCTAAATTGCTATTTTTTTGCATTTTTTAATTCTTCAAAAAATTTTGAAAAATGGACAAAAAGTATGTCCAATTTTAAAATCTCGATTTGAGAATTGGCAAAAAAAATGAAAAAATGAGTTTACACCATAATGGTGTTGTTTCTATTTTTATAAAATAAAAAGTGTTACTGAAAATTTTTTAATTATATTCGTAAATAATTTAGGCATTTTTTCACTATCCAATATATGGATAGTATGGATAGTATAATGGATAGTCAAAATAATGTATATAAATATGTATGTGAAAAATGTAACTTTAAAACGTGTAATAAATATAATTATTCAAAACATATTTTATCTCTAAAACATAAAAGGCAAGAAATGGATAGTCAAAAATGTGAAAAAATGTATTATTGTAATTGTGGAAAAAAATATAAATATGATACAGGGTTATACAAACACAAAAAAAAATGTCAAGAAGTAAAAAAAGAAGAAAATACAATAATACAAAGTGATAATAAAGATGATATGAAAGATTTAGTATTTAAACTTATTAATGAAAACCAAGAATTAAGAAAAACAATTACTGAAATGATACCTAAGATTGGTAATAATAATAATAATTTAAAACAAAAATTTAATATTAATGTATTTTTAAATGAAAAATGTAAAGATGCGTTATCAATGGATGAATTTATTGATAAAATAGAAATTTCAATGAAAAACTTATTAACAACAAAAGAAAAAGGTCAAACACAAGGAATAAGTAATATAATAATGGAAAATATGAATAAACTTTCGCTCTATGAAAGACCATTGCATTGCACAGATAAGAAACGAGAAACCTTATATGTAAAAAATAACGAATGGGAAAAAGATGAAAATAAAGAATATATTAATAAAGCATTAAAGAAGGTAGAAAAAAAACAATTAAAAAACATACAAATATGGTTAGATGCTCATCCAAATTATATGAATTGTAGTAATCAACAAGATGAATTTGCAGAATTATTGCGAGAATGTGGAAAATCCATAGATGATAATAGAGAAAAAATTATAAAAAATCTATGTAATCAAGTATATTTAGATAAAGAAGATTGAAATGCTTTATAAAATAAATCTATATGTTCTATTTTATAAATTTATGGTCTCGCCCTAGGTAAATTGTTATTTTTTTGCATTTTTTAATTCTTCAAAAAATTTTCGAAAAATGGACAAAAAGTATGTCCAATTTTAAAATCTCGATTTGAGAATTGTAAAAAAAAACGAAATTTGAGTTTACAGCATAATGGTCTAATTTATATTTTTATAAAATAAAAAGTGTTACTGAAAATTTTTAATAATTTTTTATGAAAAGTATTTAGGAGAATTTTATGAGCATATATTAAGAATTATGCTCGCTGAAAATTCTGTAAAATCCGCAAATATTTTTCATTGTGAAAAATGTGATTATAAATCATGTCGCAAAAATGATTTTAATAAACATTTACAAAGCAAAAAACATAATGCTCAAAATGGCTCAAAAATGCTCATGGAAAATTCTCTTTATATTTGTAATTGTAATAAAAAATACAAACATATTCAAAGTTTTAATCGTCATAAAAAAAAATGCGAAGGAGAGAAAAAAGAAGATATGGTGTTAATACCAGATAATAAAGATGACATGAAAGAATTAGTCTTAAAATTAATTAATCAAAATAGTGAATTACAAAAAACAATACATGATTTAATACCGAAGGTTGGAAATAATAATAATAGTAATAATACAATAAACAATAAAAATAAATTTAATATTAATGTATTTTTAAATGAAAAATGTAAAGATGCGTTATCAATGGATGAATTTATTAATAAAATAGAAGTTTCAATGAAAAACTTATTAACAACAAAAGAAAAAGGGCAAACACAAGGAATAACAAATATAATAATGGAAAATATGAATAAACTATCATTATATGAAAGACCATTACATTGCACAGATAAGAAAAGGGAAACGTTATATATAAAAAATAATGAATGGGAAAAAGATGAAAATAAAGAATATATATATAAAGCATTAAAAAGTGTTGAATCAAAACAATTAAAAAATTTAAATGTTTGGTTAGAAGAACATCCAAATTATATGAATAATCCTGTAGAACAAGAAGAATTTGCTAAATTAATGAGTGAATGTGGAAAATCAGTTGAAGATGGAAAAGATAAAATAATAAAAAAATTATGTGATAATGTTTATCTAGAAAAAATAGACGATTAAGATTTATAAAATAAATAATTATTGTATATTTTATAAAATTATGGTGTCGTCCTAGCTAAATTGTTATTTTTTTGCATTTTTTAATCCGCGAAAAATATTTTGAAAATTGGACATTTTTTATGTCCATTTTTGAAAAGTCGATTTGAGAATTGCAAAAAAAAACGAAAAAACGCGTTGAGAGCATAATTGTCTAATTTATATTTTTATAAAATAAAAAGTGTTACTGAAAAATTTTTAATTATTTTTGAAAAAGATTTAGGCTCTTTTTTATGTAGTATATATATACTACAAATGACTACAAAAAACGAGCAAAAAAGAGCAAAAAGCGATTTTCATTGTATATGTTGTAACTTTACATCGTATAAAAAAAATAATTTTGAACGTCATATTATGACATCAAAACATCAAAGACTACAAAATACTACATTAAAAGAGCAAAAAGAGCAACCGGACGGTAAGAAGTTTGCTTGTGAATGTGGAAAATCATATAAACATCATTCCAGTCTTTACAATCATAAACATAAATGTAATTATAAAAGTAATATAGATTCAAATGCTAATATTATTGAAAATAATGATATTAATAAAAAAGTTGATGATACAATGAATTATAAAAATTTATTTTTTGAATTAATTAATGAAAATAAAGAAATGAGAAGCATGTTAATGAATCAACAAAAACAAATAACAGAAATTATTCCAAAGATAGGAAATAATAATGTAATTAACAATACAACCAATAATAAAAATAAATTTAATATAAATGTATTTTTGAATGAAAAATGTAAAGATGCGATTTCATTGGATGAATTTATTAATAAAATAGAAATATCGATGAGTGATTTAATTACAACAAAAGATAAAGGAATGATAACAGGGATAAGTAATATAATAATAGAAAACATGAATAAACTATCATTATATGAAAGACCGTTGCATTGCACAGATAAAAAACGCGAAACTATATATATTAAAAATGAAGAATGGGAAAAAGATGAAAACAAAGAACAAATTAATAAAGCATTAAAACAAATAGAATCAAAACAATTAAAAAATGTTAAAGTATGGCTAGACGAACATCCAAATTATATGAATTGTTCAAAACAACAAGAAGAGTTTGCTGAGCTATTACGTGAATGTGGCAAATCAATAGAAGACAATAAGGAAAAAATAATTAAGAATATTTGTAATGAAGTATATGTTGATAAAGATTAATTCTATAATTTTTCAATTGGAATATTATGTTCTTCACTAATTTTTAGACAATATTCATCATTATTATAATCATTAATATAATATATTTTTTTGATTCCAGAGGCAACTAATAACTTCATACAATTTAGACATGGATAGTGAGTTATATATGCAAAAGCCTCATTACAAGAAGACCCTCTTTTAGCACAATCACATAAAGCATTTTGCTCAGCATGAACAGTTGCTACTTCATGACCTTTTCTAATAACTTGTTCATGTGGTGCTCCAGGTAAATATCCATTATAACCTTGAGAAATAATTCTATTATCTTTTACTAGAATACAGCCAACATGTAATTTTTTACAAGCTGAACGCGTAGCGGTAATTTCAACTAGTTTTTTATAATATTCACTCCAAGATGGTCTATTTTCCATTATTAATTATTCGTAATAATTATTTTAAGTTATTATCATAATTATTATAATATATGGTTAAAAAAACAAAAATAAATTTGAATACAATAAATACACATATAAATGCCCTAATTGATAATTTAGATAATAAAAAAATTTATAAAAATATAGATTTAGTTTTAGATGGAGGTTTATTTAATGGCGGCTATCAAATAGGGTGTGTTTTATATTTAAAAGCATTGGAAAGGAAAAAAATTATAAATATAGAAAGAATATCAGGCTGTAGTATAGGTTCGCTCGCGGGGTTTTGTTATTTAACTAATAATATGCAGGAATATATTAATAATTATGAACATTTATTAAAATGTTATAGAGAAAATAATAATTTTAAATTATTCAAAGAATTATTATATGATATAGTAGTTAAGAAAGATTATTCATTAGATATGATAAATAATAAATTATATATAACATATCATGAAGTAAAAAATACAAAAAAAGTAACAAAAAATATTTACACTAGTAAAGAGGAATTATATGAAAGCATCGTGAAATCATGCTTTATACCGTATATGTTAAGTGATGAATATTATTATAAAGAAAAATATTTAGATGGGATTACACCTTATATTTTTGAAAAAAGTGACAAAAAAATTATATTTATTAAATTATTATCATTAGATAAATTATTTGAATGTTTTATAATTAAAAATGAAAATAATATAATAACTAGATTATTAACTGGAATTATAGATATAGACAATTTATTTCACAATAAGAAAACCCAATTTTGTTCATATGTAGATAATTGGAAAATGAATGATTATATTATGATAAGATTAAGAAATATAATTTTTATATTTGTAGTTTTCAGTATCGAGTATATTATAAAATTATATAATAATATACCAGAGAAAATAAGAAATTCATATATTATAGAAAACATTCACATGATAATTAATTATATCTATAAAGATTTTTTAAAAAGCCATATTTTATAATCGTAATTTATATCCAAAGAATTTGCCTCTTTTATTTTTAGTTTTTTGTTGTTTTTTACCTTTTTTCTGTGTTCTGCGTTTATTATTTTTTTTAGTTTTTTTAGCTTTTTTATCCTTACTTTCCTTTTTGTCTTTTTCAGAAGGAATATAACGTAAAAAGTATCTATCATATTCTTCTGTTCCTCTTTTATTTTTCAATTCTTGAAATCTTTCAGTTTTTTCAGCTCTTATAGATTCCAGGGTTTCTTGTTTACCATAACAATTAATACTAAAACGTTTTAATAAGCCTTTTTGTTCTAACCGATTTCTAGCTTGAACATTGAATAAATATTGCGCCATACAAAGTAATCTATTTTTATCATAATATGGGCGATTGCTGTAATAGAAAGCTAAATAAAAACTTAAAATAGTATCAATGGTTGCGACCTTAATATTTCTACCTTTGATTTTAATATTGTTATAACTGTGACAAGCTAATGGTTTATATATGAATGCGACTGTATCATTATCTACGATAATTTCATAATGAGGTGCTATTATTTCACCAAAACCAGATTTTTTAAGAATAGTTACATTATTAATACCATTACCTTTTAATCGTTCTTTCGTAATTTGTGCTGAACGTGCAGGGTCATCTGATAATATATCAAAATCAGGATATTTTTTAAGAAAATTTTCTTCTTTTTTACCCATATATTTTGAATATAAAGATATAGCATAACTTCCAAAGAAAACAAGACCTTGATCTATAAAACTATTCCTTATAATATAATATAATTTATCACTATCTTCTTTGGTATCATTTTCAAATTTTCTGGCAAAATCTTTTGGATCACAATTGTATCCTCTAAGTGGATAATGTTTATTTAATAATATTAATCTTTTAAGAACTTTTTCCCATCTAGAAACATCACCTTCTGGCCTTGATAATTCAAGATACATACTCATTCTTAAAAAATTAGGAGGAGCATACATAATACCATTAACATGAATTGATTCCATAGAGATTGCCTTGAATAACTTATCTTCAAGAAATGTGATATCGGCAACTGGAATAAAGTTAACATATACTTTATATGTTCCAGTATGAACACCTGCTTTAGCCTCAACTTCACTGTAACCTTTTGAATAATAAATATCAGCTAATTCTTTGGCATGTTGTAAAGCATTTGGAGAGAAAAAATCATAATCAGGGATTTCAATATTTTTATTATAAAATTGGTCTTGTTGAGGGAGAATATTATTTATAGCTGTTCCACCATAACATATTAATTTTTTAGATTTAATAAAATCTTCAACAATTTTGATAATTGTTATAATTTCAGGAGAATTAGCAATTCTTTTTCCAGCTCTTTCCTCAGCTTTATCAACAGCATGCCTTAATATTTCTAATTCTTTTTCATTAAACTGTTCTTTAGTATATTTTTTCATTAATATATAGAGAGAAAATATACGAATTATATAGTAAATGAATAGAAATCACTTTTAATTGGGCGAGGTTTATATGAGTATTTTTCTGGAGGAGGCGCGGGTTTATCAACAGTAACAGGAACAAATCTAAGATTCTCAGGTTTTAATACAAAAGCAGTATTATTTTCACTAAAAAATAAATCGGCAAATTCTAAATTAGAATCATAATTTTGATAAGCCATAGCAATAAATTGACAACCAAATTTTTGACACATAGAAAAATTAGGATTTACTGGGTCACTTGATTTATCTGGTAAAATAATTGTCATATTTCTTTTATTAAAATCAGCAAAATTATAATCTTGATTATATAATACATCTCTAAATCTAGTTTGTCTCATAAAAACACTACCACTAGCAAGATTTACAAGCTCATCAAGTTCAGTTTTTTGAAAAAGAGGATTATCTCTATTAACAATAATAATTACCTTGTTATAGAATTGTTTAATTGGAAGTTTTCCTAAATTTTCACCATTATTTTCATAACTATAATTAATTCCTAATAATTTAGTTTGTAAAGCACTCTTTAATGAGTTATACATTTCAGTATATATTTTTGTATTGTTTGAATTAATTCTAAAATGTAAAATTAATGGATCATCAGGGTTAGGACAATTACCATCAAAGGCATTTTGATTAATAATATCTAAAGCATCAGAGAATGAAACATAGTTAAATGTTTCTTTTAAATGAAAATCATTTTGAGATGATGTAGCGATAACAGGTTTATCATTTATAGAATAAATTTCAAAGTCTAAACATCTAGTACCTTGTTTAATACATGCTTCTAAAGCACATGTATTTACAAAATCATTTTTAAAATTTCCAGGACTACAAGCATTGAAAGCAGTTTTAATATAATAGTCTCTTAAATCATAGTCTTGATTATTAGAAAATTTTAAAGATTTTATAGGTGGAAAATTTTTATAGAGCAATCCCATTTTAGCGCAATTTGCTCCAGTAGAACCTTTCAATCTTAAAATACTGTAAATATAGTATACGATACCAAAAACAATAGTTATAAATATCAATATTGAAACAATAATAATAATTTGATTATTATTCATTTTATTTAAAGTTTTTTTTGTAGTATCAATAACATTATTTTTTATATTATTGGCAGTATCCATATATAATAATAGTGATAAAATAGTTAAATATATAATTAATAATAATAATAATAATTATATATAATGGGAGGAGGTTTATTAAATTTAGTTGCTTATGGTAATTTAAATGTTATTGTAAATGGAAATCCTTCAAAAACTTTTTTTAAAACAACATATGCAAAATATACTAATTTTGGTTTGCAAAAATTTAGAATTGATTATTCAGGGTTGAGAAATCTTCGTTTAAATGAAGATTCAGTTTTTACTTTTAGAGTTCCAAGATATGCAGATTTATTAATGGATACTTTTGTAGCTGTAACATTGCCTAATATATGGAGCCCCGTCTTAAATGAAAAAGAACAAGATAATCATATACCATATGAATTTAAATGGGTTGACAATATTGGTGCACAATTAATAAGAAGAATAAAAGTAACTGTTGGTGGACAATTAATACAAGAATTTACTGGTCAATATTTATTGAATATGGTAAATCGTGATTTTAGTGAAGAAAAAAAAAAGGTATTTAATGAATTAATTGGAAATGGAAATCAAACATTTGGTTCAGAATTAACAAATCCCGCATTTTATGGTGGTAACCCTGAACTACAAAATGGAAATCGAGGTTTATATCCAAATGCTACTTATGTTTCTGAAAGTCAAGGTGGTCCACAACCATCTATATCAGCAAGAACAATATATATACCAATAAATATATGGTCAACTTTATCTAGTAAAATGGCATTTCCGTTAGTATCATTACAATATAACTATTTACAAATTGAAATTGAATGTAGACCAGTAACAGAATTATTTGTTATAAGAGATGTTTTAAATCCAGATCTAGATACTAAATTTAATAGAGGTAAATATATTAGGGCCGATCAAAATGTTCCAGCATATCAATTTTATAGATTTTTACATCCACCACCAAATAATAATATAACAGCAATAAATAATGACGTATATGATGATAAAAGAACTGATTGGTTTACAGACATACATTTAGTATCAACATATGCTTTTTTGAGTGATGATGAAGTTAGACTATTTGCGGCAAAACCACAGAAATATCTAATTAGAGAAGTTCATGAATATGATTATCATAATGTAACTGGAAATCAAAGAACAAAAATATATTCATTGGGATTAGTAGCTAATTGGATGTGGTATTTTCAAAGAGATGATGTAGATCAGAGAAATGAATGGAGTAATTATACAAACTGGGAATATAATTTTTTACCATATAATTCATTCGGTAATAGTGAAATATCATTTATGGGTTTTATTCCAACATATGGTCATATTAGACCTCAAAATCAAAGGGATATAATGATGACATGGGCATTGCTTTTTGATGGTAAATATAGGGAAAATCCTTTTCCAGCTGAAGTATATGGAATTGTAGAGAAATATATAAGAAATGCTGCATATTCATTGCCAGGATTATATTGTTATAATTTTTGTTTGGATACTAATCCCTTTAATTTACAACCTAGCGGAGCAGTAAATTTAAGTAAATTTTCGATTATAGAATTTGAATATTCAACATATACTCCTCCAGCTGATGCTAATGCTCAAACATTAGTAGTTTGTGATGATGATAGTAATCCGATTGGTGTAAATAAACCAACATGGAGACTTTATGATTATAATTATAATTTACATTTAATGGAAGAAAGATATAATATATTAATATTTGAATCGGGTAATGCAGGATTAATGTTTTCTAGATAAAGTTAATAACCATCTAAATCATTCATATATTCATCATAATCTAACTGTTCTTCATTTCTACTATTTTTATTTGAATCATTATTTCTATTATCATATCTATCTCTTCTATCTTGATAATCGCGAATATTATGTCTATGACGTCTATTATGATTAAAATCTCTATTTATTTTTCTATATCCATATTGATTATACACATCATTATCATTATTATCATTATCATTATTATTATTATCATTATTATCATTATTATCATTATCATAATTATCATTATCATTATCATTATTATCATTTATCCATTTATTTTTATGATGATATACATGATGACATATATTTCTATGACAATTTATTGAAATTTCATCATCTTTATTTTTATCATTTTTGTGTTTTCTATGTTTTTTATCTTTTGAATTATCATAATTGGAAGTGCTAGGTTTTATAGGTCCACAAGCGTTAAATGAATAAGGTCCACAGTCAGTAAATACTCCAGTTATAGAAGGTCTACATGTAAAATTTCTTGTAAATTGAGATGAACCTTTATCATATTTTTCAGTTTTTTTATCATCTTCATAAAGATAATGTTCATGTGGATTATCAACAATATCTAAACCTGATTTTGCATTAGTCCAAGGATGTGTTGGTAAAAAATCAGCGGGAACTTCAATATTATTTATATTTTTTGTTATTGTATTTTTTTGTGAAGTATTATTTTGTTCAAAATTCTCTGTTTTTGCATAACAATTTGTTAAATATAAGAAAAATAAGATCAATAGTAAAATTAAAAATGTTTTTAAATAGAGTTTTATATTTTTATTATTAATTATATTATTTATCATATAATTAATACAGAGATAAAATTTATTTACTAAACTATAATGAAATATATAGTAAATAATAGTCAATATAATGAAATAAAAAATAATATTATTAAAACATGTATAAAAGAAAATGATTTATTAAATGAATGGAAAGAAGGAAGAGGTTATATAGATGTTTATAAAAAAAATGTAGAGAGAAATAATAATAAAGCGATAATTTTTATTCATGGTGGAAGTTTTTTACAAGAATCCCCAAGAGAAGAATCTTATGTTTTTTTTTGTTATATGTTATGTAATTTGACAGGTTATGATATATATGTTCCAGATTTTGTATTGCCACCAATAAAAAGTTATCCAGCTCAAATAGATGATATAATGATATTAAAAAAATTTATAGAAAAAAAATATGAAAGCATAATTATTGGTGGCGATTCTTCGGGTGGTTGTATAACATTATCTACATTATTAAAATATTTAAATGAGTTTTCAAGTGGGTTTTTAATTAGTCCTTGGTTAAATTTAAATTGTAATACATCTTCATATAAAACTAGAACATGGTGTGAAAATATGAAAACAGGAGATCCAATATTTAAATTATCTCCTACAAAAAATGCTGAATATTTTATAAATGATGCAAGAATTTATTTAAATGATAGGAATTTATTTAATAATAAAATAGCAAATCCATATTACGCAACAAGTTCAATTTTATCTAAATTACCACCATTGTTAATATTAGTTGGAGATAGTGAAACAATAAGAAATGACTCATTAGATTTTGCTAGTAGAGCTCAAAAAGTAAATAAGAATATTTTTGTATCAATGTATGATAATATATGGCATGATTGGTTATTATATCGTGAAAATTCTTCTGGAAAACGAGGTTTAGATGCTTTTAGTTATATAAGTAGTTTTTGTAAAGGAGTAAAAAAAGATAATTTATATAATTTTGATAAAAATCACATAATATCAAAATTAAATTTAGAAATTATATTATAAATTAAGCATAAATATTGTTAACTTGTTGTGTTACTCTAATAAATGTAGTACATTTACTCATATCCTTAATATTTTTAGCATTAATATATGTACAAGTGCTTCTTAGTCCACCAAGATAATCTAAAACTGTATCTTCTAACTTACCCTTTAATTTAATTTTAATATGTCTTCCTTCTGATGAACGATATTTATCCATTTTTCCATAATGTGTTTCCATAGCATGTTTTGAACTCATTCCATAAAAAACTTTATATTTAATACCATTTTCTTCAATAATTTCTCCTGGGTTTTCTTCATGACCAGCAAAAATTCCACCAGCCATTACAAAATCAGCTCCACCACCAAAAGCTTTGCCCATATCACCAGGGCATGTAATACCTCCATCCCCAATTATATGCCCTTTAACACCATGAGCAGCATCAGCACATTCAATAATAGCTGATAATTGAGGCATACCAACCCCGGTTTTGATTCTTGTAGTGCAAGCTGAACCAGGCCCAATACCAACTTTTACAATATCAACCTTTCCATTTAATATTAATTCTTCAACTAATTCTCTAGTAACAACATTACCAGCAATAATAATTTTATTAGGGAAAGCTTCTCTAACTTTTGCGCAAAATTCAATTAATTTAGATATATATCCATTAGCAATATCAATACAAATCCAATTACAATGAATTACTTCAAAAATAGATTTTAATTTTTGAAATGATTCATCACCAATTCCAGTTGAAATCATAAATAAATTAGGATTCGGAGAATTTTTTTTAAATTCATAATAATCATCAATAGAATAAAATTTATGAAGCGCAGTAATAATATTATGTTTACTTAAAATATTATAAATTTCAAATGTTCCAGTTGTTGACATATTAGCAGCAATAATAGGTTTACCATACCATTCTACATTACTATATTTAAATTTAAAGGTTCTATCTAATTCAATTTCAGACCGACTATTTAACGCTGTTCTTTTAGGTCTAATAAGAACATTATGAAAATCTAATTTAACCTCTGATTCAATCTTATTCATTATAAGGATATGTATACATATATATTTATGTAATGTTTAATATATTTATATAATTTATTATATACAAAATATATAATGACAGATACTTTAAATAATATATTTGGTAATAATTCGAATGTAGATGATATAATAGATAAAAAACGATTAGAAAAAAATATAGATAATATACCTGATAAAAATGATACCGAAGAGAATGAATCTTCTATTGGTTCTAGAATATTATCCGGGATATTAATTTTAGCAACAGTAATATTTTCTATAATATTTACAGTATTAATTACAAGTAATTTAAGTTTTTTGATAACATGTGGTAGAGTATTAACTACAATTGGTAAAGATGGAAAGAAAAGAACGTTTAATGATTTATGGTTTCCATCATATTATTTTTATCAAGAAAATAATCAAACATATCCATTTTGTCAAGGTTTGAAATTAGATCAAAATGGTTATTTAAAAGGAAGAGAAAAAATATTAAATGGATTTTCATTTTCAACTGGATTACCTATTGAAAAATATAAATTTGACTTTTTAACTTGGTTTACAAGATTACAAGCGGGGATGGCTGAAGGTATAATAAAAACAATTATGGATATAATTATAGATTTCTTTAATTATTTTAAAGCAGTATCAGAAAAAACAACTGTAATAAATAATGCTAGAATATTAGATTTATTACAAATAATAGAATATATTATGCCAAATAATGCTTATTATAGAAATTTAATATTATTTATTATTGGAATACCATTAATATTAGGAATAGTATTATTATCAGGATTTTCAAGTTCATTTGTATATATTTATAATTTATTAACAACAAGTTTACCTTTTAATTTATTATATTTAGTATTTTTAAGTTTAATATTATTAATAGTAGTCAATTTCTTTTTTCCATTTATATTTTTAATACCATTTGAAGTAATATTTTTTCCAATAACAAGTATAGTTTATACAAGTTTGCTTCCAATAGCATTTATAGCATTAATTATAATATTAACATCATATAACTCTTTGATTTACAATATTATTACAATGATAAAATTAATGTTTATAGGTTATTTTGCCGGAGGATATAAAGCAATTAGTAAGAATGCACAAGAAAATAAGCATATGTATATGTTTTTTGTAGGATTAATATTAATATTAACTTTTGTAAGTTTGATAATATAGTTCTAATATTATACTTATTATAAGTATTATAATGTATAATATAATAATTATAATATAAAAAAATCTTATTTAAATAAATATATATTATGGGAAAAAAAACAAAAAAACCAATGCATTTAATAAAACCATTAGTAAGTATTTGTACTCCTACATTTAATAGAAGACCATTTATAAAAACATTAATAAAATGTTTTGAACATCAAACATATCCAAAAGATAAGATGGAATGGATTATTATTGATGATGGAACAGATAAAATTGAAGATTTAGTAAAAGATATTCCACAGGTAAAATATTACAAATATGATGAGCAAATGGTTTTGGGTAAAAAAAGAAATATTATGCATGAAAAATGTAATGGAGATATTATTGTTTATATGGATGACGACGATTATTATCCACCAGAACGGGTGAGCCATTCAGTTGAAATGTTATTAACACATCCAAAAGCATTATGTGCTGGTGCCAGTGAAATATATATATATTTTAAACATATTAAACAAATGTATCAATTTGGACCATATGGACCCAATCATGCTACAGCGGGGACATTTGCATTTAAAAAAGAATTATTAAATGAACATTCTTATGATGATAATGCTGCTTTAGCAGAAGAAAAGCATTTTTTGAAAAACTATACAGTTCCCTTTGTTCAATTAGAGCCAAAAAAAACAATTTTAGTATTTTCTCATATACATAATACATTTGACAAAAAAACATTATTAGATAACCCACATCCTGATTATTGTAAACCTTCTGATAAAAAAGTAGAAGATTTTGTTAAAACTGAAGAATTAAAAGATTTTTTTATGAATATTGATGATGAGTTAGAAAAATATGATTTTGGAAAGCCAATTAATAAACCTGAAGTATTAAGACAAACAAATAAAATAGCAGAAGAGAGAAAAAAAATGGTTGAAGAAGCAAGAAAAAATAATGAAGGCAAAATAATTGTAGAGCAAAATGGAAAACAAGTTGTATTAAATAATGAACAAATAGTAGAAATTTTAAAACAGCAAAATCAAAAAATTCAAGAGTTAACAAAAAAGATTATGGTTCAAGAAAGTATAATTCAATCATATAGAAATAAACAAACAGGTGATAATGTAAATATACAAAAAGATAATAACCATGATGATGAAAATAGTAGTAAATTAATGAATAATACTATAAATGATATTACAGATGAAGATAGAGAAATTATAAACCAAATTAACAACTAAATAACTTATAATAAAGATAACTAAAACTATATAAAAAAATTTTAGTAACAAATTATAATAAAAGATGACAGATTTTATTAATAATGAAGTGGAATATAATGTCGGATTTTTTAATTATAAAAATAGTTATTATCCATCAAATGTTGAAAGACAGCGAATTGTAGATGCTGTAACTGGGGCAGAGTATCCATGGAGAGTTGGCACTTATGAAGAAAAGCGGTTTTTTAAAGTGATGGACGCGAGTGATATTATGGAATCAAATGGAAAGCGTTCATATAATAAAAGAACACCAAATCGTCTTTACTATCAATCACCAGAATCATATATGAAACATAAAAATGTAATTCTTGAGGAGAGTATTATTACAGATTGGTATAATAAATATAATCTTTTATTTCCAAATGATGTCTTTGATCATAAGGCATATAAAATTCTCTATTCATAAATATGTAAATAAATATTAATAATTATAAATATTTATTTATAATTCATTTTCCAAATCATATTCAGTAGAAGAATTATTATTCTTATTATTTTTATCTATATATCTATAAATTCTATTAATTTCAAGATTGTTTATTTCATATAATTCTAATATGTCTTGAATATTTTCAATACTGTATTTATTTCTTAAATACTTAAAAAATGATATAGTATCTTTTTTATCCATTGATAGAAATTTTGATAAATCTTGAAGAAATAATGAATTATTATATTCAGTGCTATATTTTGTAAGAACCTTAGTAAATCTTATATCTTTAATTTTATCTATTTTAAGACAATTATTTTCCAAATAATTATGATATTCATAGTTGTTACTTAAAATTTTTATAATAGAACTCATTTCATTAAATTGCCAAATTTGTTTTTGAAATGTAATTCTATCTATGTAATCTCCATAACATGTATTATTTAAAATAGTTAAATATATTGAAATCGCATTATTTTTATTTTTAAATTTCTGTAATTGGTCAATAATATTTTCATGAAATAATAAACCAATTATAGTTCTATCATTTTCATTAATTAGATAACTTTGCTCTTCAATGTTATATTTATTATTTATTAAAATAGATGTGATATTTTTTGTATCATAATCTATTTTTTTACTATTATTAATATGTATAATATTCTTAAAATATTCTAAATTATTAATATTATCAATATAAAATTTATATAATAAATATATTTTTCTTAAATTATTATTACAATAATTAATAGAATGTTCAATTAATTCTTTATCATTATACAATTGGGGAATTTGATTTTTAATAATTTCTTTAATTTCATTATCCGTTGGAGATTTTAATTCAAAACTATAACAAATTTTCATGAGTTCTTTAATTTTTTTATCTACTTGATAATTGCAAATACATATTATAATATTGTTAGTTATTTCTTCTGCTTTTTGTTTTTTTGTTTTTTTTGGTCTAATAAGCTTTATTAATGAATTTATCCCTCCTTTATCTCCATTATTCATTCCATCAATTTCGTCCATTATAATCGCAATATTGCGTTTTTCTTTTTTAAACAGAGAGAGAATGTTAGATGTGCCCATATTATATTTTGTAATAATATCTAAAATGCTTTTATTTCTCGAATCACTTGAATCAAAATATATAATATCATAATTAAGTTTTCTAAGAAGATTATTAATAAAAAAAGTTTTTCCACTTCCAGATTCACCGTAAATATATATTCCTCTTTTAATTGATAAATCATTTTTATTATTATTAAAATGGTGTAAAATATCAATAATTTTATTTGAAATATTTTCTCTATTTAATATTTTATTATAATTTAGTTTGTCCATTTAATATTTTTTGAAAATTTATATTTATGTGATTTTAAATTATCACTTTTATAATGTTTATTTATAAAATTTAAACATTTCGAAGATGAATTTTTTTCCGCATAATACTTTAAAAATGCCAAATAATTTTCAAATACAATATTTTTAGAGTAAGGATAATTAGTCATTAGCATCCAATGTGATAAATTTCTATAAAATATTGTTTTAAATGAGAAAATATAATCTTTTCTAACAATATCTCTAATATAAGATTCTATCTTGCTATCATTTATAATTTTATCAATATAATTATTATATTTATTGTAAAAAGACGTTGTTAGAAAAATCTTATTTTTTGGTGTTATTAAAGTAAATATATAGTCAATAATATCATTAGGTAAATTATTAATCATATCAAGATTCATTAATATAATTAATATATTATACTATTATAAATTTATATAATTTTTTATCTACATTTATTTAGCTTATCATTATTTGTAATTCCGCCCCATGTCACTTGACAATTTCTTGCCCATCTCGCTTTATTACAGTTTCCATCATGACCTTTGTATCTATGTTGACTAAAATCGAAAGGACCTTTTCCGCATTTGCCTAAATTTTTAGGATTTTCACAACCTTTATCTGTTGACACCCAAAAATCAGGACATTCAGAAGATGCAGGAGGAAATGATTGATTACTTCTATGTTTTGCCAAAGAAAAACCAATAACTATTAACATTAAAATTAAAATTATTGTAGCAACAATAATAACTATTTGCTGAAAATTCATTATATATATTTATTTACATTTTTTTATTGTAGGATCATCATTTGTAATTCCATCCCATTTTACATTACATTTATTAGCCCATGTATATTTTTGACATACTTTCATGTTAGTAAAGTCTTGCCCTTTAGAGAGATCGCATTTACTATCAAAGATATCTAAATGTTCTGGTTTACAAGTATTTGGTTTAGATGGGTCATCAACTTTTACAAAATAATCTGGACAATCTCCTACATCAGGCTTCCATTGATTATTTTGATATCTATTTTTTGCTAAAAAAAACCCAATAACAACAAGACAACATATTAAAATAATAGTAGCAACTATAATAGTTATTTTTTGAAATGACATATATAATATTTATATAAAATAAGATTTTGAAATTAATAGTTTAGTAATTAATAATTTTATTTTTTCTATCAATTTATATAATGACTCAACAAGGTTTTACAAATTATCCAACTACAAATGGAAGAATAGATATAATAAGTCCAACTTTAAATAATCAATTTGAATTATCTGATAAAATACCAGTTCATACAACTGCGGCTTTTAGAGATGCGATGACCGGTAATTGGATGAATACACCTTTATCGTTAGCATATTTCAGTAGTCAAAATATTAATATATTACAAAATAATATAATAAAAGGAGTTTTCGATAAATCGAATGGTGAATTTATAATAGGAATACAAGATGAAGATGAATTAAAAATAATTATGCGTAGTGTATTTTTACAAAATTCTATTAATTTAGAAACTAATATTAGAGAGCAAATAAGAGATTTAAATGCTTTAGTTGAAAGTTATGCGATTGATCAAATCTATAAGGAAGCAATAAGTTATTTAAAGTATAAAAGAGATGCTAGTAATATGTATGCTTTATTGGCTTTACCTTCTAATTCAAGCACAAGAGGTAAAACATTAGAATTACAAAGATTTGTTTAAATATATATTTACTTATCAATAAATATATATTTATTAAAATATTAATTAATCAACTTCTTCAATATTAGGTCCCGAATTAGTATTTTCTGTTGTTGAAGGCAATTCAGTGGGCACTCCACTAGGCATTCCAGATGGCATTAATTTATCCATAATAGGTTTGAATGTTTCTTCTAATTCTTTTCTCTTACTTTCATATTCTTCTTTTGAAGCAGAAATATTATGTTCTAACCATTTAAGAGTGTCATCAATTTTTTCTTCAACCATTTTTTTATCATCTTCTGGAATATTATCCTTTAATTTTTCATCGCTAATAGTATTTTTAATTGAAAAACAATAATTTTCTAATCCATTTTTGGCTTCTACTTTTTCTTTAAATTCAACATCTTCTTTAGCATATGTTTCAGCATCATTTGTCATACGTTCAATATCTTCTTTTGAAAGTCTAGAACCATCATTCTTAATAGTAACATTATTTGATTTTCCTGTTGATTTTTCAAGAGCTGTAACATTTAAAATACCATTAGCATCAATATCAAAAGAAACTTCAATTTGTGGAACACCTCTTGGCATAGGTGGAATATCAGCAAGTGTAAATTCTCCTAATTTATTATTATCTTTTGTTCTTGCGCGCTCTCCTTCAAATACCTGAATAGTTACAGCTGGTTGATTATCAGCATATGTCGAAAATGTTTGAGATTTCTTTGTAGGGATAGTTGTATTTCTAGGGATTAATACAGTCATTACTTCTCCAGCAGTTTCTAATCCAAGTGATAAAGGTGCTACATCTAATAAAAGTAGATCTTCTGTTTTTTCAGATTTATTACCAGCTAAAATAGATGCTTGAACCGCGGCCCCATAAGCAACTGCTTCATCTGGATTAATTGATTTAGATGGCTCTTTTCCATTAAAAAAATCAGAAATTAATTGTTGAATTTTTGGAATTCTAGTTGAACCACCAACTAGAACAATTTCATCAATTTGATTTTTAGATAATTTAGCATCTTTCATTACTTTTTCTACTGGTGTAATAGTATTTCTAAATAAATCACCACATAATTCTTCAAAACGCGCTCTCGTAAGTGATGAATAAAAATCAACTCCTTCAAAAAGTGAATCGATTTCAATAGATGATTGTGTAGAACTAGATAATGTTCTCTTAGCTCTTTCACAGGCAGTTCTAAGTCTTCTCATTGCCCGAGGATTTCCAGTTAAATCTTTTTTATGTTTACGTTTAAATTCTTGAGCAAAATGACTAACAAGTCGATTGTCAAAATCCTCTCCACCGAGATGAGTATCTCCGGCGGTTGCCTTAACTTCAAAAATACCGTCTTCAATACTTAAAACGGAAATATCAAAAGTTCCCATTTTGTTATCGCAAAGACTACTAATCAATGCTTCTGTATATTTCTATACAGCTCAGACTATATCTTATTATATATAGAATAATTATTTATGCTTTTATTTTATATATTCCCATACTTCCAATAATTATCTAAAATATTTTTACATTCTTCTACATAGTTTTTTGGGTATATAATTATATATTTTTCATATATTATATTACCATATGTAGAATTATTTTGTAAAAAATTTTCAACACCATTAACCTTTTCACCCCATTTCCCACTTTGAACTTGTTCTTTATGCCAAATATGATTATCTTTTATTTCAATTAATAATTTTAATTTTGGAATAGCAAAATCAATTTTGTAAGTATGAATTTTTTTACTATTACTTCTATTATATTCAATCTTAGGTCCATTAATTACTGTTATTTTATTTTCATTACAATATCTAATAAATTTTAATTCAAACTTAGATTGATAACAAATTGTTTCATTTGCTAAATTTTTATATGTTCTTATTTTGAAAATATTATTTGTTAAATTACAGTCTTTACAAAGCGCTTTTATTTTATTTTTATGACTATGAAGATCTTTACTAATAAAATTATTGTTACAATTATCACATTTTAATTCAATATTAATAATTTTTTCTATATTATTATTTATTTTACTATATAAATAAGGACAAAAACGAGTTTGATTACTAATAGAAACACATGGATAATATTTAAAATCGTGTGTCATTAAAAATTTTTTATTTTGAATACTTAAAATTTTATTTCTAATATATTCAAATTCATCATTATCCATATTTCGTTTAAAATAATTATCTTTAAAATCACTATCATATTCATGAAACTTTATTTTATCATTATTTAATTTATCTAGTAAAGAAATCTGTTTTATAATGATATTTTTACTATTATCATTCTTATTTGAGTGATAATTTAACATGTAATTAGAATGATTATTTCTTTTTAATTCTTCATAATCTTTACATATTTTACAATTATTTATATTGCGATTAATTTTTCGTAGTATATTGTTTAGACTTACTTTATGTATCGAATTACAATTTATACATTTATAACTAACATTATAGTGATTATTGCGCGTAATAATATTTTCTTCATAGTCAATAAAATTAGAACAATTATTATTATTAAAAAAAAATCTATATAATGGCACTTTTGTATTAGAATATTTATGTGTTATTTTATTAATTGAAAATAATTCAAGTTCATCCCCTTCCCAAAATTTAATAATATTTTTATTCTCCTTATTAATTTTTTCTATTTTTATAATATTTTTTTTTAAAAGCATAATACTATTTTCTTCCATAAACAGAATACCTAATTTATTATTTAAAATAACTTTTAAATAAATTATATAATTATTCAATATATAATCTAGGCGCTATTAGTCGTTGAACCTTATTTATCAAGTGATACTTAATAAATCTTGGCTGCTGATTATCTAATATAGTGAATTTATCAAACCTTCATTATTATCTATTATAATAATAATTGTGGTATTCAATACTTTAAGACTTTCCAGCAATTCACCTAGTTTTTTTTACTTGGAGGCAGAAAGTTTGATTTAATAACAAGCAATTAAGGTATTATTTTCAAAACCAGTAGGTTTACCACCAAGATCATAAATTAAAACATGTTGTTCTTTACTTGATTTTTTTTCTAATCCATAAGCAATAGCTGCTGCAGTTGGTTCATTAATAATACGTAATACATCTAATCCAGCGATGGTTCCAGCATCCTTGGTTGCGTTACGTTGAGCATCATTAAAATAAGCAGGAACAGTAATAACAGCTTTTTTTACTTCATCTCCTAGATATGCTTCGGCAATTTCTTTCATTTTAACTAGAACCATAGATGAAATCTCTTCTGGTAAAAAACTTTTTTCTTCATTTTTGTATGAAACATTAATAATTGGTCGCCCATCTCCTTTGTCACTTACTTTAAATGGAAATTGTTTAATATCAGACTGTGTTTCAATATCATTAAATCTACGCCCAATTAATCTCTTAGCATCAAAAACAGTATTAATAGGATTAGTAGCTGCTTGATTCTTAGCTCCATCTCCAATAATTCTTTCAGAATCAGTAAATGCTACATATGATGGTGTTGTTCTATTACCTTGATCATTAGCAATAATTTCTACTCGATCCTTCTGCCATACTCCTACACATGAGTATGTTGTTCCTAAATCAATACCGATAGCCCCCTCATACACCATTATATATGAATATATACAGTTAAAAATCTTTAAATAAATTATATAATAGTTTTAATTAAAAATATAATTTATTTTCTTTTACTTTTAGTTTTTTTGTTATATTTTCTATTTTTTAATACTCTTTTTTGTTTGATAGTTTGATTTTTTTTGATTTTTTTATTTTTTTTGATATTTTTTGTTCTTTTCTTGGTTTTTGTTTTTTTAAATTTTTTATATTTTCTATTTTTTTTTGTATATTTTCTTTTACCTCCTAATTGTGGAATATAACTATTTATTAAAGATTTAATAGAAAAATTAGGAATTAATGTAGTTGTAATTTGTTGTCTAGTATTTGGGTCTGTTCTATTTCCTCTTGATAACCACCCTTGGATACTTATTCTGTCGTAGGTTTGACCAACGGAATTAACAACTGGATTTCTCATAATTTCTCCACTAATAGGACACGTGATAACATTTAATACTTCTTGAGGAATTCTATCTATAACTTCTTGTGGAATTTCTATAGATTCAACTTCAGTTATTTCTGGTGTTGGAGGAGTAGGTGGTCTCGTATTATTTACATTTTCATTTATTTGAATATTATCCATTCTTCTAATTATATTTTCATTTTCTGTATTATTTATAATATTTCTATTATAACGTATAAATTGCTGATATCTTGTGCCGGCTTCATGATAACCATCATCACCGGGAAGTTCTTCTTGATAATATTCTTCTAACATATTTTCTATAGTATTCAATGCTCTTCTATCATTTATAATAGAAGCAACTTCTCTAGGATTATCACTAATAGAATAATCACCATTAATAATATTTTGAACTATATCATATAAATAATCATGAAAATCTGCCATATATTATATATTTATTTTTTATTTTTTTTTACTTTGATAGTAGATATTTCTTTTGGTTTCTCATTATTATATAATCTCATATATTCTTCTTTTAATATTAATAACTCTTTTAACCATAAATCTTCATTGCTATTAGATTCTAAATCATTAATACTACATGTAATTTCATCCTTTTCTTTTTTCATCTTTTCAATTGATTCTTCACAGACACTATCCATTGGCATTTTTCTTAAATATTCATAATCATTATTATAAATATCATCAAATTTCATTTTATTTAATAAAGTAATAATTTCATCTTTCTTCTTCTTTCTTAAATCAATTTTGTTGTTAAGATTATCATTAATAAATCGCGTTTTATTAGAAATCAACTTTAAATCGCTGTTTAATTTATTAAGTAAAAATTCCTTTCGAATTTTATAATATTCTAAACGTGTATCATAATAATCATCTATTATTTCTTGTGGACTATTGTATTTTTTAAGCTGCTCTTTATTATTAAATAAATGCATATTTGTTGTAGATTGAATTGAATATAATTTCAAAAATTTATGAATTCCATTCATTCCATGTTCAATTTTTTTATCAAGTAATTCTTTTAAGGTTCCAGGTTTAAATTCTATCATAAAATTAACAATCATATCTGTTGAATTATCATTAAAATCTTTTACAATACTATTTTTCTTTTTAGAGTCAATCAATGTTTCTAAAAATTCTTTGTAATCTTGGGTCCATGTTCCAATTGGTAATTCGTTAATCTTTACTTTGTTATCATTAATAATTTCATAACTACCAGTAATTAAATATTTTTTCCCATTATCTAATTTTTCAATATTACCTGTAAATCCTTGATAATAAGGATCTATTGTAATTAGTTTATAATTATTATCTTTCTTAAGCATTAGCTCAATGCGATTTATAATTTGTAAAGGATTATATGACATAATATCAGTGCTAAATCCTGTTCCAATACCTTTTGCTCCATTAATTAGAACCATAGGAATAACCGGAACATAGTATATTGGTTCAACTGATTGACCATCATCACTTAAATAATTTAAAATATTATCATCTACATTTGGATAAATTAAGCGCGTAATTTTATTTAATAATGTAAAAATATATCTTTCTGAAGCAGAATCTTTACCTCCAAGAAGTCGTGTATTATGTGTAATCGTAAAATCTCCTAATAAAAATCTTTCATTTTTATCAATATTCCACCCGCAAAAATTACCAGGACCAATACTTTTAACTTCAATATTATGTATTTTATGAGAATTTTTCATTCTTTTTTGATAAAGAATTTTTTTTCTGGGAATTTTAACTGGAATTCTATCAATATCATCTCCTGTTATTGACAATGTATATATATTATTATAATTATATATCTTTGCTCTAAAACCTAATGAGCCAGCAATAATTCTAAATGATTCTAATAGATGCTTTCTTTCATTACATTGAGAAATTTCATAACTATAAGAATTTTTTTGTTTTTTCAATGTTCCATCTGTATCAATCATACCAGCTAATATTTTTAATCTATTTTCTTCTGAATTAATTATATATTCTTTTGGAACATGTTTATTTTTATAAAGGTTATATTTTTTGAAAATTTCTTTAAATGGGTTAAGATTAATAGCTTTATTACCTTTAATATTTACTCCTTCGCAAAATACATAAACATTAGATTTATCAAAAGACCAATTACATGCTTCACAATTATATTTTGATGTTAAACATCCTTTACATATATTAGAATTATTGTTTAAATCTCCAATTGCTATATTTTCTGAATTTTTATTAGAACCCCTTCGACGAATATAAAATGTATGATTCTCATGTGGTGGAATACTTTTAGAGTGACATATTTCACATCCAATTTTATCCAACCATAAAGCCCATGCTTTTACAATTTCACTATCCATACTTGCGAATGCATGACAATCACTCATACCATCTCCTAACCATAATCCTAATATATAAGGATCGATTTCTAATTTGTGTTCTTCCCAACTAATGACACAATTATTTATAATGCCTTTTATTTTTTTTTGAACACTATTTGGTAAAGCTAAGTATTCTTGAACATTTATATCAAAAACATTATTATCAGTAATGTTTTTAGAAAACTCTAACATTTTTTGATAGGCTTCTTCTTTAGATAAATTACTTTTATTAAAATGATTACTATTAGTAGAAAGATTTGTTCTAATATTTTTATATTTAACACATTTTGTATTATCATCAAAGTAATTCATAGACCATGAAGCCGAAGAATTTTTCCAAATAATAGATTTATGTCCAGAATAATATACAGTTAAAATATGGTGACTATTTACTATATAATTATCCATATTACCATTCGAAATTTCATACATTTCATCTATTCCAGATGTTAATTTACTAACAATTCTAGGAGTTCCATCATCCCCAATTAATTTATCCCCAATTTTTATATTTTTAGCATTTTTTATAGAACTATCCCACATAAATACTGGGGTATCTGGATCAATACAACCAAATTGTCCTCTTGGTTCAAAAATATTTATATTATTACTTCCTACATAATTCTGGGCCATATTAATAATAGCACCATTTAAACTAGCTTCTCCATGATGATATCCAGAATGTTCTGATACATAACCACTAAATTGTGCTACTTTAATTTCGTTATTTAATTTTTTCTTAAAAGCAGCAAATAAAATCTTGCGCTGACTGATTTTTAAACCATCAATTAAATTAGGAATGGATCTGTCATTATCATATTTTGAAAAATGAATTAATTCTTTATCAATAAATTCTTTATAAGTAACACTTGTTTTATTTGTATCTAGATATAATTCTCTATTATAATTACTTAACCAATCTTTTCTATCATCACTCCGTTTTTTATTAAAAACCATATCGATATATTCACTGCTTTCTTCATTATTCCAATTAAAATAAATAACTTTCTTTTCTTTAAAATATTCTTTGAATTCTTTACCAGTGCTAGTGCCTAGACCTTTGTAGTATTTAATATTCCATCCTTTAATATCATTCTCTTTTTTCCATTTTTCAAATTCACCTTCATTGTAAAATTGTTTTATTTGTGAACCTTTTGAAGCTTTTAAAATAGGAGTATTAATATATCCAATAAAATTTGGAATTTGTATTAGCGAATTCCATCCTGAATCAAATAAGTTAATACCAAGACCTTTAATATGACTTCCATCAAGGTCTTGATCTGTCATAAAAACAACTTTTGAATATCTTAATTTTGTATTGACATCATCTTGAGTATATTCTTTTCCGTGTTCTAAACCAATAATTTGCTTAATTTCTGTAATTTCTTTATTATCTCCAATTTTTGTAACAGATTCACCTCTTACATTAAATAATTTACCTTTCATAGGATAAACTCCAATATAATTACGATCATCTTGTGATAAACCAGAAATAATTCCCGCTTTTGCCGAATCCCCTTCACAAAGAATTAACATACAATCTTTAGATTTTGCGGTTCCAGCATAATTAGCATCTACTAGTTTTGGAATGCCTCTAATATTTTTATTTTTACTTCCATCTGTTTTTTTCTGTGATTTATTTTCTTTAACTTCAGTTATAGCACACGCGGAACTCATAATACCCATTTTACAAATATTTTCAATAAATTTATCACTTACTTCACAAGAAGAACCAAATTTACTAGATGGAGTATTCATAAAATCTTTTGTTTGACTTTCATAAGAAGGATTTTCAATATCACATCTTAAGAATAAGGCAATATTTTCTCTTATAGCACTCGGTTTAACATCAACCTTCTTTTTATTTTTGATATAAAGTGTAATTTTCTTAATAATTTGATTCATAATGTAATCAACATGTTTTCCACCTTTTGATGTATAAATACCATTTACAAATGACATTTGATAAAATTCTCCTTCTGGTGCTAGGGCTATAACATATTCCCAGCGTTCATCTGGGCTTTCATACTTATGTTCTGTATCTGAAATAATCATTTTAACATATTGCTGAAATGTTTTAATTGGAACTAATTGCGAATTTAATTTTACTTTTATATTTTTATTTGTAACAGCAGCAATATCATAAATACGTCTCTTAAATAAATTAAGCATATCTTCGGATAATCCGTTACTCAAACCTAGTCTTTTATAATCAGGTTTAAAAGATACTTTAGTATATGATTTTGTTTTACATTTTGTAATTTTTGGCTTATCAATAATATCTAAATTATTGTGAAATTCTTGAATATATTTTAAACCGCGCTTATGGTCTATTGTTTCAATCTTACCCCACGAAGACCAAATAAATACAAGTTTAATACCATATCCATTCTTTCCACCAACAATTTTTTTTTCACTTTTATCATAATTAGTTGATGTTCTTAGATGAGCAAATATCATTTCTGGTATCCATAATTTATATTCTGGATGTTCAGCTACGTCAATACCATTACCATCATTTGTAAATGTAATAATACCTTCTTCATCAATGCCAATATCAATATATGTTAAAGGATTATTATTATCTGAATTATTTTTAATAATTTGCTCCATTCTAACAGCATGATCTCTACAATTAACAATACATTCATCAAATAACTTATATAGACCAGCAATGTAGGAAATATTTTTTCTTATAATATTAGAAGAATCATAAATAAATTCATTAGCATCAACATTTTCTATAGAACCAATATACATATCAGGATTATCTAAAATATGTTCTTTGTCACTTTTTTTTTGATATTTATTCAAATCATTAGATGCCATGTGTAATGTTTTTATATTACAATCTTTAAATAATTTATTTTCAATTTTTAACTAAAATACCTAAAAATAAATAATCATATTAATTTTTATTTATTTTTTTTATTAATTAATTTTTTAGCGTTTGCGAGTTTTTTTACCACCCATAAATTTTTTCATTCTTTGAAGAGTATGAACTCTAGCATTGCGTCTTGAACGTGTTCCTGCTTTTTTACCTTTTCTACCTTTACCTTTTCCTCTTCTACGTGTTAAAGCCATTATATATTAATTATATATTTTATTTTTAGTTTTTCTAGATATTTAGTTTTTTCTGGATTTTTTGCCTTTTCTGGATTTTTTCATTGATGTTCCTTGTTTGACAGCACCAAATTTACCTTTTTTGGTAAAGTAACCATATTTTTGTAAACGTTTTTCTTTTTTGGCTGTTTCGTGTTTTCTTTTTGATACAATACGACCGTGTTTGTTCATGTATAAGTGGTCTTTTTTAAGATTGCCACCAGTTTTGTAAGCAGTTCCGTGCCATACTTGAGCGCGCGAACCAATTAAGATATCATATACTTTACCACCGATGTGGTATTTGTTGTCTGATTCTTTCATGTGTTTTTTAACCATTTATATTTTATAATGAGATAATTTCCTAAACATAAAATTATTTTTATTTTTCTTAGAATTTATTTCTTATAGGGGCGCCACTACCTCCCGGAAATCCAGCATATCTCCCATAAACATTTAAATTATTTTTAACAAATACCGGCTTACCGTGTATTGGTCCAAAAATAGTATTGTTTATACGAGAGGCACAAAGACGCGCTTTGTTTAAATGACTTCCATCTATTAAGAAAGTTCCCGCTGTCCATGAACGACGTATGCCATTTCCATGGTAAACTTTTGGTGGACAACATGTTGTTAAAGTTAATTGATAAGGGTTATTGTCTATATTATTTTCTATAGTCATTTAATTATATATATAATTATACAATTAAATGTATGGTAAATATCTAATAACATTATTATCATAAGCTGTTACTTTAAAAGCATCATTATATCCTTCAACATAAACAGTATCACCATTATATATATTGTCGCATCCTTGTTCACTCATACATCTTCTATTTTTAAAAGTGATAGGTAACTTAATCATATTATTACTTTCTGAAAGTGTATAAAAATTCCATCTATCTCTATTTGTTATTAAAGGTTTGCCCATTAATGGTAAGATAGTCTCTTTTCCACCTATTCTAGTTAAAATTCCTATTTGGCGATAATTAGTATCAACAGATTGTGTTTGAATGTTAATAGGAACTTTATTTGGAGAATTAGTATATTCCATTTGAAAAATGCGATCATCTCTCACAGGTGGTTGATATGGGTTCATTAAAACATCATTACTAATATTTGAAAATGAAAAAGAAGGTCTTGGAAAGAGACCTGTTAAATTAGACAAACTAGAAAACATTGTTTGGTTAGAGTTATTATTAATATCTTCTCTCTTAATGTCTATATTATAATTAATATTTTTATCATTATTTTTTCTATTATTTGAATTATTATTTATAAAATAAAAAAGAAAAAAGACAGTTAAAATAGAAAGAATTACTAAAGTAACTGTCATATTTTCAATACATATTACACCAGGAGGGCATTTTCCGGCCATATATATTTATATAATAAAATATAATTATATAATATATAATGGTTAATGTTCCTCAAAGATATATACCAAAGTATTTATCAAAGAGAGATAAAAATAGATTAAAAAAAGAATTATTAAAATCAAGAAAAATGTATAAAAAAGGCAAATATCACACAAGAAAGAAAGTAAAAGGTTTCAAATCTAAAAAGTCTAATCATGTTTTAAATGCTCAAAGAATATATAAAATTAAAAGTATTAAACCTTCTAAAGATTTAGTTAAAAAAACAAAATGTTCCATGAAAACATTAAAGAAAATAGCAAATAAAGGGAGAGGCGCTTATTATTCATCTGGTTCACGCCCCAATCAAACACCAGAATCATGGGCTCGGGCTCGTTTAGCCAGTGCCATAACCGGCGGCAAAGCATCGGCTGTTGATATAAATTTATTGAGAGAAGGTTGTAATAAAAATAGTAAGGCTTTAAAAATGGCTACAAAAACATTAAAAAAAATGGGTTCAAGATACGGTAGTAGAAAAGTTAAGCAAGTAAGATTAAAAGGTGGAGAGAGAATAAAAGTTTTAAAATGTTCTATTGAGAGATTAATAGATAATAATTATAAATTAATAGCAGGTAGAAGAAAATACATTACAAAATTTTTCTATTTTAATTCACTTGAAAATAATAAAGATTTTGAGCATATTATAAATAATTTACAATTACCAAGTTTATGTATACAAATAGCAAAATACGAAGATATGTTTTTAAAATTATCGAAACAAATAATTTGTAAAATAAAATCAACAAATAATTGTTTATTCTCTCAACAAATGTTTGAAAAATTACAAAAAATAAATAATACTTTGAGAGAAAAATTCAAAGTAGATTTTAACTTTAATCAAATAATTATTGATGATATTCTCTCTTGTAATATAAGTAATTTAACTATTTTTGATAAATATAATTGTTAAGCCAAATAAATTATGAAATTAATTATATCTAATTATATGATTTATATAATTAATCACTTGAAGTTAGTGTTAAAAATTGAATAATATAGAGAAACATATTAATTACGTCAAGATATAAACTCATAGCGGCAAGAATGAAATCATCAATTCTATATTTATATTTTATATGTTTTTGGCCTAAAATCATTTGCATATCAAAAACTATAAAACAAGCAAAAATTAGTGCTCCACCACCCGAAATAATAATTTGAATAATTGTATTATGAAAAAATATATTTACAATACTAATGAAAATTAAACACATAACAATAGCAACAAGATATGTGTAATATTCTGTAAAATCTGTAGTGGCAATAAATGAATATAAAATTAATGATGTTGTAGTTCCAGTAGTTATAATAATAGAAATATATAAAATATCACTTTTAATGTATAAACTTGTAATACCAAGTGAATAAGATACTCCTAAGACAAACAAAGAATAAATTATATATTTTGAAGGTGATTTTCGCAATAGATCTTCACAACATAAACAAACAAACATTGTTAAAATAGTAGTTGATACTGATAAAATATATAATGCTTCTCCGACTTCACTTTTAACAAAAGTATCAATAGCAGGAATGTTTTTAAATCCAATACAAAAACCAAGAGTAGTAAAAAGACTTAATGAAAATGTAAAAAGAGTTTTTCTTACAAACCTTTTTCTTAGTTTTTTATCTTCAAATTGATCAAAGCTAGAATAATTATTTGGATTATTGTCTAATGTATTATCATATACAGGATACATCATGTAATACATTTATATAAATCAACAAATTTTTAAATCTATTAAATATATTAATTTATAAAGGGGTTTTTATTACCTTGTAATTTAAATATTTGTATATTTTTTCTTTTTTCTCTCTCTGTGGGTGGATATTTCTTATTCCATTGATGTAATAATTTTTCATCTATAATTTTATCGATATTATTTTTACCATATAAATTTGACATATATAATATAGATCTTGCGATTTCACCTCTAGATGATTCAATTGGTATAAATATTTTTAAAGCACAATTTTTATAATTATATGTTTTACTATCTAAATTATTATTATCATTTATTTGAATACTAACCATGTTATTATTTAATTTGTATAAAGAATAAACAATAGGAGAGGAATCGCTGTATTTATAATTACTTCTATGAACATTATAGAAACCACTAGTAATTCCCAAATTATGTAGGTCATGTTTTGAAAGTAAATGATTTTTTAAAAATGATTTTGGCCAAATATGTTCTATTGTATAAATATTATTTCTAATATTGTATAATTTATCATCATTATAAGAAATATTATATATATCCCAAACATCTAAAGAACCTTTATTAATATAATTTCTTATAGATTTTTGAGATAAGTAACATGAAGGGGGGTTTCTATGAATATGTCTAATAGATATAAGATTAAATATTGGATAAAATAATTTACGAACAAACATTTTAGTTTATTAAAATAAGAAAATAAAAAAGTATTTATTCTATTTATTATTAAATAAAAATAAATAATAAATGTATTATTTTATTAATCTTTCATAAGTATTTAAAAAATACGCATAATAGATAATTATATGTCAAATAAAGAAAATAATATATTAACAATTCAAACGGTTCAAATTGCTCCTTTTAGAACTTTAATGACAGCATTAAAGGATATATTATTAGAAACTAATATTACATTTCAAAGTAATGGAATAAAAATTGTTAATATGGATAGAACACATACAATTCTAGCTCATTTATTTTTAGATGCTAAAAATTTTGAATTATTTGAATGTAAAAGTGAAAAAATAGTTATAGGTGTTAATATGTTTCATTTATTTAAATTAATTAACACAATAGATAATGATGATACATTAACAATTTATATTGAAAATAGTGATTATAGTGATGGAATTGTTCATTATCTAGGTTTAAAATTTGAAAATGGTGATATTAAACAATGTAAAACACAAAAATTAAGATTAATTGAACCAGATCAAGAAGAATTAGAATTACCAGAAGTAAAATTTGCTTCTGTATTAAATTTACCATCAAGTGATTTTCAAAAAATAATTCGTGATTTATCCTGTATTTCAGATAAAATAGAAATAAATTCAGTTGGTTCAGAATTAATTTTTAGATGTCGGGGGCAATTTGCCAGTGCTGAAATATGTAGAACAGAATCTGATGGAGTTATGGAATTTATCCAAAAACAAGATAATAGTAAAATTATTCAAGGAGAATTTTCATTGAAGAATTTAGGTTATTTTATTAAATGCACTAATTTATGTAGTCAGATAGAAATATACTTAGAAAATGATCTACCATTAGTAGTAAAATATAATGTAGCATCACTAGGTGAAATTAAATTATGTTTATCACCTTTACCAAAATAATTAAATGTGTTTTTTAAAGAAACATTCATTTGGAAATAATCCATTTATATTTTTAATAATGTTAGGATCTGTATTATCACAATTAGAAATCCAAATTTTGATTATACAAAAATTCTTTTTTGGAGATATAGTTATACCATTAATATTATTATTAAAAGAATCATTTTCTGTTATTGTTTCACCCATTAATGAATATGATAAATCTTTCCAAATTTGAGAAACAAATTTATTATTAATTTTATATGAAAAACATCCACCATTTCTATTTTGTTCATCTTCCCATACGGGTGTTATGCTTTCTTTCATTATAAATAACATACAATATTTAATTATATTTTCTGGCAAATTTTCATATAAAGTTAATATAGACTCGACACTATCAAATGTAGTTATATTTTTATAACTATTTAAACCCCAATCACTCTCATTAGATAAATGAGCCCAAAGAGTCCATTTGTTTTTTAAGTAATGTAAATTCTCAATACTTTTTGCCATCAATATAATATAAATTATGATAATATTATTTATATTATTTTATAAATAACATTAGAATTATATAATATCAAAATTATTTTTTTTAAGAATAATATAATTATTGCTGTAAATTTGATGTTTATTCATTAAATTATCATAAAGTTCAATATACATTGATGAATTGTAATCAATATTTAAAAATCTTTTACAAAACCATTCCATAAAAATTTTATCAAATAGTTTATTATTTTCTATATAAAAGTAACTATTTTTATTTTTTATAATATTTGTTATATCATATTCTCTATTATTATGAAAAAGTTTAACTAATATAAATTTATATTCAGTAAGTTGTGGTTGATAATTTGATAGAAATATTTTTTCATTTGTATTATTAAAATGTGTTTTTGTAAATAAATTATATGTAAGTAAATCATGAAATAAATATTTATAAATTATAAAATCATAATCAAAAATTAGATTTGAATCATCAAATTCTATGTAACTTTTTACATAAAATAAATTTTGAGTTTTTTTATTTTTTTTGAATTTTTTACATAATTTATTAGAATAAAATAGAAAATATGTATAGAATTTTATAAGTAAAAAATATACATTATTTAATAATATTATTACTTTATTCATATTATTATTAATGTCTTTTCTTTTTAAATTATAAATTATTTCTAATTATGTTCTTCATAATATTCTTCTGTTCTTCTATTAGTTTTATTTCTAATCTGTTTGTAATTATCATTATCATCATAATTATCATCGTAATTATCATTATCATCATAATTGTTATTGAATTTATCATTCTTTTTATGATGTTTCTTATGGTGTTTTTTATCAACCTCCTCATAATAATTATTTAATAATTCACCATCATCATTATTATATGATGATGGTTGTCTTTCTGGTTCATAATATTTTACTTCATAATCTCCTACAAGACCTCTTGATGGTGTTAATCCAAAAGTAAATAATAATATAGATGTTATTAATGTCATAAAAATAAAAGGGACAAAAACTATCATCCAAGACACAACTCCTAAACCTTTTTCACATAAAATATTTAAAAGTATTGTAAAAACAATCATTACTATAAATTTAAGAAATGCTGTATTATATAATTCTTTAAAAATATCTATTATTATTTGTGTTAAAGAAAAAACTAAATATATTAACGCTGCACCACATAAATTATTAATTAACATATATTATATTAAAAGAATAAATAATTAATCAAAAATAGCTACTCCATTTTTATCAAAAATTCCTACCTTGTCGCCAATATCTTCATCATCTAAACATTGATAAATAGTTCCATTTTTTTCACTATCTGTGTAATAATTTTTTCCTTGGATTTCAACTAGAAAAACTTCTTCTTCTTCATCTCCATCTTTATTTTTTTCACCAACAATACTTTCTTTATCGTCTTCTATTTCTGTTTCTTCACCTTCTTCCTGTTCTTCACCTTCTTCCTGTTCTTCACCTTCTTCCTGTTCTTCACCTTCTTCCTGTTCTTCACCTTCTTCCTCTTCTTCACCTTCTTCACCTTCTTCCTCTTCTTCACCTTCTTCTTCTTCACCTTCCTCTTCTCCACTTTCTTCTTCTTCACCTTCTTCATCTTCTTCACATTCATCTTCTTCACCTTTTTCTACTGTTAATTTAGAAGTATCATTTACTTTGATACTTTTCTCTTCTTCATCATCCTCGTCTTCTTCCTCTTCTTCGCTTTCATCTTCTTCGGTTAGATTTTTTTTATCTTCTTCATGAGTATTATTAATAATAATATTATCAGGATTTTCTAGAGAATCAATATTATTATTACTTTTTAATATTTCATAATCACTAATACATAATTCAACTTCTTTAGAATCTTCGGGTAGAATAATATTATTTTGTAATTTATTTTTTAGTTCTAAATTTTCAATAATTAATTTTTTATTGGATTCATCAAGTAATTTATATTCGGGCATTGATTTTAAAATTTCATTAATAATATTATTTTTCATATGAATATTATCAACAACTTTTAATAAAGGTTCCATATCTTTTTTGAAATTCTCTGACCATTTATCGATAACATTTGAAAAAATTGTATGAATACTTTCGTTACTATTCATATGTTTATTTATATTAATTATATCTATTTAATATCATTTAAAAAATATTATAAATAGTATTATAATGATAAATGAAAAAGTATTTGAAGAAATGGCGTTAATGGTTACACGTCAAACAGAGTTATCTTTAGAAGAAGCAAAGAATAAATTAAAAGAAAATAATTATGATTATATGAGTGTTATTAAAAATGAGATGGGAATAGAGAAAAAGAATGATAGAGACTCTGGAACAATAAATCAAAAAATTTATAAAGAAATAAGAACATTAATGGATGATGGTTGTAAAAGTTACAGAGCAAAACAAGAATATGAAAAGAAAAAACAAGAATATATAGAAAAAATGCAAAAACAAATAAATACTATGAAAAATAAAAAACTAGAAAATATTGAGGAAAAAGATGAACCACATATAGAAGAAGATAAGGAGTAGATTTACCAAATTATAAAATAATTTAATAAAAATAAAATAAATTATTTTAAATTAAAATTTTCACTCAATATATTGGTTTTTGAAATAGTAGTATTTTTTTTCATAATAGAATTATTTTGTAACCCTTTATTTAAATAATTATTATCATTATTTTCATCATATAATTCTGGTAATATTCTAGTTAACGGTTTATCCACAATTAAAAGTAATCTTTCATTTTTTAATAATTTTCTATATTCCTGAATACTTAAATTACCATAAAATTTTTCCAATGTATAATAAGGATTAGGAGCAGGTTTAATATTTTTATTATAATTATATATTTTACAATAAATATTATTTAATAACTGATATCTTTCAAAACGCGATGCATTATCAATATCTTTATCATTCATAAGAAATGCACATGCACATTCGGGGCTACAAAAACATCCATATACATTATATGAATTATTTAATTCATATTTTGGAATATATATAGGTGTATTATCAAAATCATATGTGCACCAAAAACAAGCAGATTTTTTATCACATACATTATTAGTGTGTAAATTATATGATAAAATTTCTATTTTTTCATGAATATTCTTACTATTATCAGAAGTAGTTTTATCATTCTCTAAATCATTATCTGTATTATAATTACTTGAATATACAATGTTTTGCTTTTTATTTATTAGTTCATAATTTAAATCTCCAATTTTAGTTTCGTTAAATTGAAAATGTTCAATATTTTCATCATAATTTTTATTGTCAATATCACTCAAACTACATTTCAAATGTAAAATAATATTATTTTTTTCATTAATAACAGAATTATTACTATTAATTTTTGGAAATATTTTTCCACCTCTAGGTTTTCTTCCTCTCTTTTTAGGTTGTTTAATTTCATTATCTTCTTCGTGTTTTTCTAACTCTAAATTTTTCATTGCTTCAAGTTCTTTCTTTGATTTTCTCCCACGTTTCTTTTTTTCAGGTAAATGATTAGAATCCATTATTAATTTAATAAAAAAAAATTAATTTAAATACTTTTAATAAATGTTTTAAGAATATTTAATCAAATTATCTTGAATTATAACATTTTCTACATAATGGTATATAATTTTCAACACCAATAACCTCTTGTCCCTTTTCATTTGTAATTCTAAAAGTAAATAGAGAAGGCATACTACAATCATTACATGTTCCTTTTAGTTTAACAAGACAGTCAGAATATGGAATAAGGTCCCACATATCACCAAATTTTTCTCTCTTAAAATCAGAGTCTAAACCACAAATAACAACATTTTTATTATATTCTTCTACTAATTTAATAATATTTTTTTTTAAATCAGGAAAGAATTGAGCTTCATTTATAAAAATATGTGTTCTTTTTGAAAAATCATCATCTTCAAATATTTCTAATAATGTTTCTATATTAATAGAAGGAATTTGATTAGAATTATGAGAAATAATTTTATTATCTCCATAGCGAGTATCTTTATAATAATTAAAAGCAATAATTTTTTCTTCATCTAATTGTTCTTTACATGTATTATACTTTTTGATAAGTAATTCTGTTTTGCCTGAAAACATTGGTCCCATAATTATATCGAGTGTTCCCATACTTTATTATAAAAATAATGTTATATTTTTAATTAAATTTAAAAATCAATTTAAATTTAATTTGAACAATAATTTTAAATGATAAATAATAAAAATAATATTCCATGGGTGGAAAAATATAGACCAGATAATTTTGATGATATTGTTCTAGACAATTATAATAAAGAAATATTTGAAAATATGTTAAAAAATAATTACATACCAAATTTGCTTTTATATGGTCCTCCTGGTTCTGGAAAAACAACAACTATTATTAATTTAATAAATAAATATCAAGAAAATAATAATGAAGTTAATAAAAGTTTAATAATACATTTGAACGCATCAGATGAGAGAGGAATAGATATAATAAGAAATCAAATAAATAATTTTGTCAATAGTAATTGTCTTTTTATAAAAGGTTTGCGATTTGTAATTTTAGATGAGGTAGATTATATGACTAAAAATGCGCAACAGGCCTTAAAATATTTATTAGAAGACAATAAAAATAATATTAGATTTTGTTTGATTTGTAATTATATAAGTAAAATAGATTATGCATTACAATCATTATTCATAAGAATAAAATTTAATGAATTACCAAAAAAAGATATAATATGTATGTTGAATAATATAAAAAATAATGAGAAATTGGATTGTAATATTAGCACATTTGAAAATCTATATAATTACTATAAATCTGATGTTAGAAGTATGATTAATCATCTTCAATCAAAAAAAAATGATAAAATATTAAATAATAAAAATTATGAAAATATAACAAAATATGCAAAAACCAATGATTTGAATAATTTTATCAAATACTTAAATAGTATAAGTAATAATTATAATATTGATAAAAAAAATATTATTAAAAATTACTCTTCCTATATAATTTTTGACTTTAAAGATAATATTATAGAATATATAGACAAATTCAAATTTATTATACATAATTTAGATATCAATATTAATTACATAATATCATATTTGTATTTAATTATCAAGAAATACTTGTAAATTTTCATAACTTTTAATTCTAGCTTCTAATCTAGATTTCCATTCTGAAGGAGGAGAACACTTGCTAGGATTAAAAGTATTAAAATCTAACAAACATTCATCTACTTTGTCATTTTCTATTTCTTTTTTCTCATTATTTTTTTTTACTATTTTAATAGGAAGAGATTTTGGTATAACAGGTTCTTTATATTCATTTGAATAATTATTCATTTTAAAATATAATTAGAAAATAATTGAAATATAATTAAAAATAAAAAATTAATTATATTAAAATGGAGGAAGTTTTGGAAGAAGAATGGGAAAAATTTTTATTAAATGATAATATTAATATTAGTGATATTATAGATATAAATAATCAAAAAGATATTCCTAAATCAAGTGAATTATATATTTCAACAAAAACAAAAATATCCTATTTATCTACTCCAATAAATCTACATGAAATATTTTGGAAAATTCCATTAATAGAGTATAATATTCCTAAAGTTGGTATAATTAAAAAGCAGATGAAGTTCAATTTTATAAGTAAAGAAGATATTGAGATTGTTGAAAAAAAATTAGAAAAATTAAAATATGTTGAACAAAATATTATAACGCAAATTATGAATCCAGAAGGTAGAATAAAGTTTAAAGATATTCGTAAAATTAGTATTGGTTTGTCTAAGAAAGATATTGTAAGTTATAGAACAAAAAAGAAGAGTGCCTTTTATAATTGTTTTGTTTTGATAATGAGACTTTTATATAATGGTATTTTTAGAGAGATACACGTTAAAGTATTTAATACTGGTAAATTAGAAATTCCTGGAATACAAAATGATCAATTGTTAACAAATGTATTAGATAATTTAATAGAAATATTAAAACCACATGTTTGCGATAGTGATATTCATTATTTGAAAGAAAAAACAGAAACAGTTCTTATTAATTCAAATTTCAATTGTGGTTATTACATAAATAGAGAGAAATTATTTGATATTTTAAAATATAAATATAAAATAAATAGTTCTTTTGATCCGTGTTCATATCCAGGTATTCAATGTGAATTTTATTATGATACAGACAAAGATGATAATACTGGTCGACAAATTAATAATATAGATATTACTAATAATTCAGATAATATTTTTAAGATTTCATTTATGATATTTCGCACTGGAAGTGTTTTAATTGTTGGTAAGTGCGACGAGCATATTTTGTATGATATTTATAATTTTATTAAAAAAATCTTACAAGATGAGTATTCTGAAATAGTTACAAATAATATTACTACAGAATCTTTAGTTAAAAAAAAGAAACAAGTGAGAAAAAAAATAATTTATGTTAACTCTTAATTTAGAATAATTATTTTATCTTATTTTATCTTATTTTATCTTATATTATATTATAATATGTTTAAAAAAACATTTAAAAAACATAGAACAAGAAATCACAAAGTAAAAAAACATAGAACAAGAAATCACAAAGTAAAAAAACATAGAACAAGAAATCACAAAGTAAAAAAACATAGAACAAGAAATCATAAAGTAAAAAAACATAGAACAAGTAAAAATAAAAAAGGGGGATATAATTATAATGGATGGCCAATAAAGGCCGAATTAGCTATGTGTAATAATAGTAATCTTAATATACATCCGGGATGTAAAAAATATTGTTGCGACCCTAATCAAGAATGGGCAAATCAAAATACTTATACTGGTATTAGATGTTATAACTGCAATCGTATGAATGAATTTAATCGTCCACAATCTCCTTAATTTACATTAATTATAAAATTTTTTCTTTTAATTTTTTTTATTATACTTTGTAGATTTACTATGAAATTTTCACTATTATTATTATGTTTATTCAAAATAATTTCTACTATTTCTATTTTGTATTGTAAATCGATATCAATATTATTTATGAATAAAACTTCTATTAACTTTTTTAATATAGGTAATATTTTATTTTGAATATTTTTATAAATATTTTCATCATTTATATTAATAAAATCATCAATAATTTTTTTACTCAATAATATATAATTATTAATATTATCTAAAATTTCTCTATTATCTTTTTTAATAGAAAAATCTTTTCTTATATCATTATTGATTTCAAATATAGTTTTTTTGTATACAAATAAAGTAGCATCTTTAGAATTTAATTGTAAAAAATTATTATTTTCATCGCCAATTTGTGTAATAAATTCAATATAATAAATAAAAGATTTTTGTGTATGATATAATACTAATTCTATATTATTTGTATATAGCAATAATATTTTGAATATATTATTTATACAATTTACTCCATTAATTATTATATATTTATAATACTGATTATAAATATTAAAGTTACTCTCTTCTAAATGCTTAAAATATTCAGTGAGAATGCTTAAATATTTTTCTAATATATTTTCAACATTATAATTTATAGTTTGCTTGTAGTTATCATTATTAGTAATGCTATAACTATTTTTATTAACAGACATAATATATATATATATTATTTAAAATATTAGAATTATAAGTATTTAAAGGTTATATAATTTTACTAATATAAATGGCTGAAGAAAAAACAAGTTTCCGTTTACCACCAGCTTCTCTTTGGGAATCAATTGCAAAACTCTCTATTGTTGAAGATAAACCTATTATGTTAGATTATTGGAAAGATTCACTTGAAAAAAAAGTTGTTCTTGGCGTAAAAGAAAATTCAGATGAAAAATTATTAGTAAAAAATTCAGAAGAATATACTAGTCCTATTGTTAACTTATTAAAATCGGGAGATGTGTTAATTATTTGCACAGAAAATTCTATTTACTTAGTTTCGGCTGAAATTAAGAAAAAGTATATTAAAAACTAGATATATAAAAATAATATTTTATTTGCTATATTATTTTTATAAAATATTACTAATTTATAATATTTTATTATTTTTACGATTTTTTAGCATATAAATAAGTATAATCTTTTGCTGTTTTAAGAAATTCTTCTTTATTATTTATATATTGATTTGCTATATCTGGCATTAAAGGATCATTTGGATTTTGATCATCAAGTAATGATGATATACTTAATAGTATTTTATTTACAGTTAACGCTGGGCTCCACATATCTTTTAAAATATCTAGACAAATTCCACCAGAACTATTAATATTACAATGATATATTTTTGTTAAAAATACAATTTTTGGTGGTTTGAATGGATAATCTTGTGGAAATTCAATTCTCAATTTAAAAATACCATTATGATATGGACTATTTTCAGGACCAATTATTTTAGCTTCCCATGTAAATAAATCATTATCATTTAGTAAATATGCTGAACAATTAGGTAATGGATATAAAAATAAATCATTAAATTCTTTTTTCAATCTCATAGTTGTGCTCATATATCTGTATTAATTAATATAATAAATATATGTATTTAAATATATTTATTATGATAAATGATTGAGTATTTCTTCTAATTTATTAGCACTATTTTTATCAATATAATCTGGATAAGAAATATCAAAAATAATTATTAAGTTGCCCTTCATATTATCGCGTTCCATGCCAAAATTTTTTATAATTTTAGTTGTCATTGGATGAATTATATTACCCTTTTCATTATTTATTACAATAATTTCATTATTTAAAAATTGTATATTAAATTTGAATCCGCACAATGCTTGTTTTAATGATATATTTTTATGATAATATAAATCTAATCCACTTCTTGAAAAAGTGTATGTTTCATTTATATTAATTACTATTTTAACATCTCCTTTTACATTATTTATAATATTTCCTTTTTTTTCTAATAATATAATTTCATTATTATCTATACCTTTTGGTAAAGTTACATATATTGTTTCGTATTCGGTATAATTACTATTATTTACTATTTTACTTCTTTCAATATTGATAGGAATCATATAACCACTATATGATTCTTTAAGTGTAATATTTTTATTAATTATTATATCTTTGGGTATTTCTTTATTATTTCTTTCACTATTTTCGTTATATATTTTTTCACTTATATCAATATTTTTTATTTTATTTTTATTAGCTATATTATCTATATTAACATTATTAAAATTAGTTATTTTATTGTCATTGTGTATAAAATAATTATATGCTTCATTTAAAATTTCTCTATTTTTGTCATTATTTTTATAATATTCGAGAGTTTTTTTTCTATAACTTTTTTTTATTTCATCGAGTGATGTATTTTCACTAATATTTAATATTTTATAGTAATCCATTATATTAAATAATATAGATTAACTTAAATAGTATTTTAACTAATATTATAATGGATGAACCCTTTATTTTTAAATATAAACCAAAAACATTAAATGATTTTTTATCAAATAATAATTTAAAAGAACTAATTAATAGTTACATAAATATAGATGAACTAAATATTATATTTTTAGGTGATTCTGGTTCTGGAAAAACTACATTAATTGAATGTATCTTAAAAGAATATTATAAAAATAATATTCTTGATTCTGATATATTAATTATAAATTCTTTAAAAGAACAAGGTATAAGTTTTTATAGAAATGAAGTTAAAAACTTTTGTCAAACAATAACTTTATCTGATAAGAAAAAAACAATAATAATAGATGATATTGATAGTATAAATGAACAATGTCAGCAAGTTTTCAGAAATTATATAGATAAATATAGTAATAATATTAATGTTATTATGTCATGTTCTAATATTCATAAAATAATCGATACTTTAAAATCTAGAGTGAGTATTTTAAAACTTGAGTCCATTAATAAAAACATAATAGACAATATTGTTACAAGAATAATAACAAAAGAAAACATTATAATAGAAGATTCTGTAAAAGAAAAATTATATCAAATAAGTAATTATTCTATTAGAAACATAATTAATTATTTAGAAAAAATCAAATTATATAATAAATCAATAACTGAAGAAAATTTGTATATATTATGTTCAAATATATCATATTTCTCACTAGAAAATTATACTAAATTATGTATGCAAAATAATTTTAATGAATCACTAAAAATACTTTATAATTTTTATAATATTGGATATACTTTAATGGATATTTATGATGAGTATTTTATTTATATTAAGTATTCCAATATTCTAAATAATAAACAAAAAATTATAATTAATAAAATATTATGTAAATATATCTCCATCTTTTACAATAATCATGAAGAACCCATCGAACTAGCTTTCTTTAATAAAGAAATTATTCAAGATATATTAAAATAAAATAATTTAGTATAATATATTATTTGTATATATTAATAGATATATGACTTCACAAATATTTAAAAAAGTATATCCAAAAGAAGCTTTAATAAATTTTATAGATAAATTTGCTTATAATAATAATAATAATTATTATTTGATTAATAAATCATATTATAAGCGAGCTATTTTTTTAGATATTATTAAAGATTTTATTGATGATATAAAAAATTATTATCATGTATCTAAACGTAAATATGTTTATAATGTTGATAATTATTCAAAATTTATGACTATAATTAGACAGTTGTGTAAAATAAATAATATTAACTTTGCATCAAAAATAATTTATACAAAATCTACATATGATATAACATATTATATATATCAATGACTAGATAATAATATATATTTACCTATATTTGTTTCACTTTCAAGAACTTGTTTTTCATTAAGTCTAGCAAACCATTGAAAGTTAATTCTATTAACTATATCATACCATGGAATATATAATCCATAAGAGTCTTGATGAATATCTAAATACGTATTATTTATTAATTCGTCAACTATAACCATTTTTCCATTAGCGTCTTTTGTGCCAATATATAATCCATCAATTTTCATTATATTATTATTTTCTAGCCATAAATTTGCTGTTCCAAGAAAATCTTGTTCTGCTACAAAATCTTTTGAATTTAATATAGTTAAATAATTTATATATTTTTTCATATTTTCCGATTCTTGTTTACATCCTATAAAGTTGGGTTGCATAATAAATTTACTTTCGTTAGCACTTGATGTTCTATTTACAAACTCAAATGAAAACATATTGGCTTTACATAATGAACTGTAATATAATTCATATAATGATTTAAAACAAACAAATGATGATGGAACTAATAATCCACCATAATAATAAAGAATATTCATCAGTGCTAAATTTCGTAAATGATATTTAATTGGTAGGGCAACTTTATTTAAATCAATATTCCAATTTGGAATAATATTTTTAAAAGAATTGTCATCAACTATAATAATATTAAAATCATTTTTACATTTATTTATTATACTATTAATTGTAAGATTTTGGAATGGCATATTTAAATCATTTGTATTTCTAGAACCAAAATTTAACCATCTTCTTTGGTTTTTACTTGGAATTACATTATTGCTATTTTCAACATATATCCATAATAGAGGTTTCGAATTTTCTAAATTATCATTATTTATTAAATATTTGTTAACATATTCAATATGTTTTTTCATTTCACTGTTATTTTCATTATTTAATAATTTATGATAGTAAATATTTATAAATAAAAAAATTACAATAAATAATACATAGTAATAATTATTCATATATATTATTTACTTATATTTTCTTTTAGATTTTTTATATTTTCTTTTTGTTTTATATTCTCTCTTTAAATTTTTAGATTTTTTTGATTTTTTGTATTTTCTTTTATTTTTTTTCTTACTTTTTTTTTTACCGGTTCCAGTTTGTGAGTATTTTCTTTTACTTCCAGTTAATCTCTCAGTGTGTATTTCTTTTGGTTCTATGTATGGATTTTCATCAATCGGTCTACAACCAAGTATAGATACTTCAAAATAATCTGTATTATAATAATTAACTGCGTTATTTCTAATAATATGTAATAACTCTTCTAAAGTATATGTTCTTCCTAATAGAAATCTATATATTGGAGCATCTAAGTTATCACATATATAAATACCAAATAATCCCTCTTCTATTTCATTAGTAGCAGAAAATTCTGTATTATCTATTTCTTCTCCATATTTCAATCTTTCTTTTGATATAATATTTTTATTACACAGTTTATTCATTTGATCAATCAAAAATTCTCGATGATGAATAAATCCCAACATTACATTCCCTCTAGTACAATAATAATTAATTGTAGCATTATAATTATTTTGAAATGTAGCATATGATCTTACTTGACCATGCCCAACTATTATATAATGTGGCAAAATTTCAGGTCTTTTATAACTTTTCATAACATCTAATTTGTACTTTTTTTCCATTGGTTCTTCGTCTTCTTGATAATCTGGCAAATCATCTATTTCTGTCATATATAATAACTATTTATTTTATTTGACGTAAATTTTTCCACCATTCATTATTCAGTTTGTTATTTTTTTCATTTTCTAAAGCTAGATTGTAAGCTCTATTTATATTAATTTCTTCATCATTATTTTTAATATCATGCAAATATTCATTTGCTTGCTTGAGAGAAAGAGGTGTCAAATTTTCACTATTTCTATGTCTATTTAATTGTTCTAAATTATTAAATATATTTTTCTCATCAATATCTTCTTCTGTAACTGGTATAACACTTTCAATATGTGCTTTTTTTAAATCCTCATAACGAAAATTACTAAAAATATCAGAAGAATATTCTTCAACTTCATTCAAACCCAATATATTATTATCTTGTAATTCTTGAATACTTTTTATTTCTTCTCTCTTCACTATACTTCTTAACTCTTTTTTTTTTTCATAAATATCTCTTTCCATATTATTTTTTGTTGTAGTTCTATAATCCATATTTTCTTCTGATTTTAACCATTCTTCATAACCATTGTTATTTTCTTTAATATTTAATTTTTCAAATTCTTTATTAAACCATTCATTGAAATTATCTTTTTTTAATATTTTTTCTATTAGTAATTTATTATTTTCATCTTCTTCAATATAATACTCAGTATTTTTGTCATCTACTCTACTCTTAAAATTATATATTTGAAAAACTATTTTATATGCTGATGAAAAAAATAAAAAATATTTTTTATCTAAATTTGACTTATCAGGATGCGTTTTTAATACAATTTTTTTAGCATTTTTCAAATCTTCTTCAGTAAAATTATTTTTTAATTTAAATAAATTCAAAAGATCATTTAAATTATAATTTTGTATATTCAAATCAAGATTTTCTAACATTTATTATTTATATATTTTACAAAAATAATTTTTATATATTAATATTCGCAAAATTATTATAGTTGGAATTATACAACCGCTAAAATTTACAAAATACTTAACTTGATTTTTTGTTAAACTTATATCAAATAAATTATATATTAAATCATCAATGTATTCTTTTTCATTTTTATGCATTTTACTTATATGACAACCATCAAATATAAGCCAATATATAGTTATTCCTATTGGAACTAGAAATAATTTATAATCAAGTATAAATTTTAATGGTAGAAATGGTAATATCACAAAACTTAATGTTAGTAGATAATGTATATATAAAAAGATTTCCATATATATATTATTTAATATGTTTTCTTATTCTATTAAAAAAGTTGTTAATTTCATTATGGTCTGAACCAGAAACCGAATCATCTGGTAAAAACCATTTTTCGCGACTATTTTTACCATAATATACCATTAATTTTGGAATTCCATTTATCTGTTTTTTAACTTTATAATGACCATATATTTCAAAATTATCATCTACATCTAAATCTACACATATTAAATTATCTGAGAACGTAGAAAAATTTTGCTCACATACAGATTTTATTTTTTGACAAGGACCACACCAAGTCGCTCCAAACTTTATAAGAATTGCCTGTTCTTCATTTAAATTTTTTAATAAATTTTCCAGAGTTTCTTTTGATAATTCAGTAAATACTGTTTTCTTACTCATATTATATTATATACTTAAATATAATATGAATTTTATATATTTTTTATCTTAATTAATTAATTTGGTGTTTCTGGATCTTTTGGTTCTTGTAATCCACTTACAATATCTTCATCGACATCTATAGATGTATTTTGTTCACCTGAATCAGTTTCTATATTAGAAATAACATTGTACATTAATATACTTGTCAATATGGCTCTAAATATCACAGAAGAACCAAAACTATAGCTTTTAAATCCTCCATACTTTTCTAATAAATTATATAAATCTTTTCTAACTACCATCATTTCATCAACGGTATCTTCAAAACATAAAGACCAATCTAAATAACCAAAATTTTTACCTGTTTTTGCTTGTCCTATAGCTTGACCTATTTTAGTTGTTATTCCAGGCGTTACATTATGACACCCCAAACAATGACGCATAATAAATACAGATTTTAAACTTCCATATGTCGAGTTATCTAAATCTAAATCATTATCTAATTTATAATTTTTTGAATATCTTCTTACTAACATATATAATAATTCTCCATTTATACCAAATATTAACTGTATTATGTCTAAATTATCAAATACACCATATTCACGCTCTTTTTGTAATCCTATTTTTTTCATTATTCCACCGCCATAAATACCTTTCATCATAACGGTATCTTCTATACTAGGTTCATTATCATATTCTTTTGTATATATATCCCCATAAATATCACTTTCATCAATTAATTCACTTTTTAAAATATAATCATATAATTTACTCATAAAACCAGAATGACTTACAATAAAAGAATTTTTATTAAACGCAGTTAATGCTTTAATAAACATTTTTGGATCATTTTTAGGAGAAGTAGCTCCTTTTGAAGTAGAAAGTGTTTCTACTGAAGTATAATTACCATCTATCTTGGCTGGTGATATCGATGAAAAATTAGATTCAAAAACTTTATGTAATGCATATAATGCTTCTAAACTAGTAAAAGGGGCATTTACTTTATCTAAACTAACAGGACCTTTAAGTTCTTCATTACAATATGGAAATATTGTATAACTATTAGTAAAAATTTTCAAATTATTTTTCTTTACAAAATTACTTTCTAATCTTGTAATTAATTCATCATAATTAGAAATATCATCGCAACTACTTTTTTTTAAAGAATTATATTTACTTTTATTTTGTTTCCAACGAGTATTTTTTTTTGTAAAATTACCTTCTTCTATTACTTTAAAACCACCTTTATTCTTTTTTCTACTTTTTTTTCTATTGTTTTTAGATTTTCTTTTAATATTTTTTGTTATTTTACTTTTTTTACAATTTTTATATAATTTCTTTTTTGTAATTTTATTTCTCATTTATAATAAATTTAGATATTAATTTTTCCAATTCATCTATATTTATATCAGGCATTTCAATATGACATTCCCAAAAATATTTACAAAAGCTCCATTTCACTTTATAATCTAAACGATACCATTCTTCATGATTTGTTATCAAATATTTGAATAAATTTTCTGGTAGTAATTTTAAACTATTTCTAGGTAATACGTATGCTAATTGCGTGTATTCATTTATATTATTTGTATTTTTATTATCTAGTAAGTCTGTTTCAAAATATGGTATATATTTATTTAAATCTTCCAATAAGGGGGGATATTCGTAATTATATTTCCATCTCCAATCACAACATTCATTTGTATAATATTTGTATGTCCACTCTAATCCTTCTAAATAATTAATACATATTTGTTTTCTTCTTTCATCATTAATCTCAATATCAAATAATTCTTTATAATATCTATATTGCCATCCTTCACTCCCAATATTAATATGTTTTTCTATTTTTCTATCTAAAATTGGAGATAATAATTGTCTATCTTCTTCTTTAACAGTTTGTTTGATTTTTTTCTCCATTTTGTTTCTTATTTTCATTTCTTCAATTCCATATTTTTCTTCATTAATAGCAAGTTCATTTATTAATTTTTTGAAAATTTTCCAATTTATTTTATTATTTTTAATTATATATTCTTTATTAATACTAATAATATTTTTATAAGTTTTAATTAAATATGTTAGACCATTTGTTCTTAAATTTAATACTGGAAAATGTGGTAAGAAATCATTTCCAAGCATAAAACAAATAAAAATATAATCCATAATACAATCGTCGTGTGTATTAATCTCACATAACATATCTTGTTTGATATTTTCGCATAATTCATAAATATCTAGTAAATATTTTTCTTCTGGAAATAAATTATTATTTAATGAATTTATAAAATGAGGCGTCTCTCTAAACAAGTATATATTATTACTAATATATAAGTGTGAAAGACATAACATTATTAAGTCAGCATCTAACCCATAAATAATAGTATTAGTATTATTATGATATTCTTTATTATTTCTAATATGCTTAAAAATTTTATGCTCTCCTTCACCTATTATATTTGATCCACTAACCATAATTTCAATATTTTTGTAATTTTTATGATTTTTAAAATGACTATCAATATATTTATTTAATTCGTTCATAAATTTTGTTCCAGGTGTTATATTACATGTGTCCCATTTATCAATATTACTATTATTTTGAATCCAACTTTTATATCTTCTATTTCTTTGCTGCTCTAGTTTAGCAACCGGTGCGATTCCATCAAAAGCTATAATGATTTTATTTTTAGGGTTAATAATTTTTATATATTCATCTAGTTTTTCTGAAACATACTTATATAGTTTATAATTATAATTAGTATCATTATTATAAACTATATTATTAATAGCATCATAAATAATCGAATTACTATCAATATATAAATTATTAATTTCTATATAATTCTTTGAAAATTTTTTAATAATACTCGAATGTGATTTGATTAATTGAACAAAATAATTGGGAATCCCCATTTGTAATTATAAATAATATAAAATAATATTTAAATATTTTATAAAGTTAATTAAAACAATTTGTAAAATTATTAAATTTGTATAATATAATATAATGAGCAATGTAATATCTAATATTAATATTTATAAAGATATTGAGGAAAAAATTTCTTTTTTGAAAGATATGATAAAAGAATCCTTCTCCACTATGCAAAATTATAAAATTATGGATGTTATTTCGGGCAATGAATTAAATACAACAATTAATAGTTTTGATAAATTATCGAGTAATTTAAATGAATTGAATAAAAAATTAATGACTGATATAAATATTGATTGTGAAAGTATATACAACGAAATAAAACAAATTAAGAGTAAATTACTTTCTATATTTAGTAATTCGGGAACAAAATATTTAAAAAAATTAATTATTTTATTAGTTGATAATAATATTGAAAATATTGATAATGATAAATATAACTTATTATGTAATTATACGCACCCTGTTGGTTATAAAATTTTAGATTGGAAAAATTATCACCCCTCTACTAATAAAAACAAAAAATATATACAAAAGAATAAAATTATTGATGATAAAATGATAGTAGAACATGCTAATAATTTAGAATGTTTAGATTTATCCAGAACAAATAAAACATTTCAAATGCAAGTATATGGTATAAAGGTCATTATTCATAATGCTAAGAAGAGAGAAACATATATTATTTCGTGTTTAGTAGATGATATACTATTATCATGTGTAGATAATTATTTTATATTAGATAAATATTCTAAATTAGATAGTGAAAAACCAAAAGATAATGAATACAAAAATGAAGATTGGGAAAATTTCAAAAAATTTTTGACTTTAAAAGATTTTTTATTATTAAATAATAATGAAATATATAGCAAATATATATCAATATTGACACAAAATAATTTTTATAAGCAAAAAAATATTTCACAAATTGTTAATGAATTTTTAAATAGTGACTTATTTGTTCAAAGAAATATTTTAATTAATTTATTAGTTAAATCAAATGATAATGAATATCAATATATGTCTTATTTATTATATGATTTATTATCAAATGATAATCAATCTTCAATCGATACTATAGAGCAAACTATGTTATATGATAGTTTACCTTGGCATTGTAAAGTTTATTTTAAAAATGCTATGAAACAAACAATTAGCTATACAAATCAATTATGTAATTATGATGAAACAAAAATTCCATTGGAACAACAAATATGTTTGATGAAGGCTAGTAATAATATAAAAGAAAAGGCAATGGTAAAGTTAAAAGAAATTAAAGCTAAAAGCGAAGATACTGGTTCTAAAGCAAGACATTATTTGGATGGTTTGTTAAAAATTCCCTTTGGAATATATAAAGAAGAATATATATTATCAGTAAAAAAAGAATTAAATTCACAATTTATCTTTTTATTACAATTGCCCATATTTAAAAATATAGATAAATTTACAATTGATAAAAAAAATATTTATACTATAATAGAAATAAAAAATATAATTAAAAATATTAATGAAAATATTCTTCCAGAAATATTAAAAAATATTAAAAATGATTATATTATTAATGTTAAAAAATTAAAAAAACCAGATATTATAAAAATAAATACAAAGATAAATAATTTTATAAGTAATAATAATTACAAGTATGATAATTTAGTTATTGCTAATAAAAAAGTTGATTTTTTACTTAATAATGTTAATAATTTTATAAATTCTTTAAAAGAAAAAGATCTTATAGTTAGTTATTTAAAAATATTACCTGAATATGAAAATGAATATAATAATATTCAACTATTAGAAAAAAATATATTAGAGATTACAGATAAAATAGATACTATTTCACAATATATGAAAGATGTTAAAGCAAATTTAGATTTATCAGTATATGGTCATGATAATGCAAAAGAACAAATAGAAACTATTATAGCGCAATGGATAAATGGTGAAAAGTCAGGATATTGTTTTGGTTTTGAAGGTCCACCTGGTGTGGGTAAATGTCTCGCTAAAGACACACCTATTATGCTCTCTAATGGAGAAATTAAAATGGTTCAAAATATAACTTTGGAAGATAAATTAATGGGCGATGATAGCACACCACGTAATATATTAGCTTTGGGAACCGGAATAGAAAAAATGTATAAAATAGAGCAAATAAAAGGAGATGATTATATAGTAAACGAAAGTCATATATTAAGTTTAAAGATGACAAAAGCAGGAAAAAAAGGAGATAAACATCAAATGATATTAGGAAGAAGATATTTTAAAAATGATATAGTAGATATTAGTATAAAAGATTATTTAAGTTTACCATTGTATTTAAAAGAATGTTTAAAAGGATATAAGGTAGCTTTAGATTTTGAAGAAAAAGAAGTAGATTTAGAACCATATGCTCTAGGATATTGGTTAGGAGATGGTGATTCATCAACTTTAAGAATAACTACTATTGAAAAACCAATCGTAGATTATTTTAAACAATACGCCTTCAATAATGGTTTACAAATTACACAGGGAAAAAATGAAAAAAGTATGATAACATATCATATAACAACTGGATATACAGGAGGGAGAAGTGATAAAAATAAACTATTAAATTATCTAAAAAGCCATAACTTAATAAATAATAAGCATATTCCTCAAATATATAAATGTAATTCAAGAGAGAATAGATTAAAATTATTAGCTGGTTTAATTGACAGCGATGGTTATTATAATAACCTAAATAATTCATTAGAAATAACTCAAAAAAATAAGAAATTAGCAGACGATATTTTATTTTTAGTTCGCTCATTAGGATTTCGTGGAACAATGAAGGAATGCTCCAAATCTTGTATATATAAAGGCGAAAAGAAAACAGGACAATATCAAAGAATTATTATAACCGGTAGTGGTCGTGAAGAAATACCTGTATTATTAGAGAGAAAACAAGTAAAAGAACATAAACAAATAAAGGCTGGATTAAATACAGGAATAAAAATAGTTCCTTTAGAAGAGGATAAATATTATGGATTTCAAATAGATGGTAATTCTAGATTTTTGTTAGGTGATTTTACCGTAACTCATAATACTTCGTTAGCTAAGAAAGGTATATCTAAATGTTTACAAGATTATGATGGAAAATCAAGACCTTTCTCTTTCATAGCAATAGGCGGTTCATCTAATGGTAGCACTTTAGAAGGTCATAATTACACATATGTTGGATCTACTTGGGGAAAAATTGTCGATGTCTTAATGGAAAATAAATGTATGAATCCAATAATTTTTATTGATGAATTAGATAAAATTAGTAAAACTGAACATGGTAGAGAAATAATTGGTATTCTAACTCATTTAATTGATTATACTCAAAATGATTCTTTTCAAGATAAATATTTTAATGGTGTAGATTTAGATTTGTCAAAAGTATTATTTATTTTTTCTTATAATGATGTTGATGATATAGATAAGATTCTTTTGGATAGAATTCATAGAATTAAATTTAAACATCTTTCGCTAGAAGAAAAAATAACTATTACAAAAAATTTTATATTACCTGAACTATATACAAAAGTTGGTTTTGAAAATGTTCTTTCCTTTCAAGATGATGTATTGATTAATATAATTAATAATTATACTTGTGAACCTGGAGTTAGAAAATTAAAGGAAATATTGTTTGAAATTATTGGAAAAATTAATTTAAAATTATTGAATAATGATTTTGATGAAAATACAAGTTTCCCAATAAATATTACATATGAAATTATTAAAAATGATTATTTAAAAAATAGACATGAACTGAATATTAAAAATATTATTTCCGAACCGGATTTTGGTATAATTAATGGTCTATGGGCAAATTCATTAGGTCAAGGTGGCTTATTGTATATAGAAGTAAAAAAAATAATATCTTCTTCTTTATTAGAACTTAAATTAACAGGTATGCAAGGAGACGTAATGAAAGAAAGTATGAATGTTGCCAAAACAGTTGCTATAGAAAAATACATGAAATCATGTAAAATTGATAAAATTGTTGAAGACTATAAAAATATTGGACTCCATATTCATGTTCCAGAAGGAGCAACTCCAAAAGATGGACCATCAGCGGGAGCTGCTATTACTACAGCTATTTATAGTGTTTTAATGAATAAAAAAATAAATAATTTATTTGCTTTAACCGGTGAAATATCATTACAAGGTTTTGTAACAGAAATAGGAGGTTTAGATTTAAAAATATTAGGTGGGATAAAATCAGGCGCTAAGAAATTTATATATCCAAAAGGAAATACAAAAGATTTTAATGAATTTTATGAAAAATATAAAGAAAAAGAAATTTTGAAAGATATAGAATTTTATAGTGTTGAAAAGATAGACGATGTTTTCAAATTGATTTTATTAGATTAATATATATTATAATATTTATATATATTAATATGATTCCTGGACCTTATAATTTATTGATGTTATTTGGAGGTTTTGCTCCATTATTTTTAATATTATTTGTTATTTTAGCAAGTGCTTTTAATGGAACAATTCAAAATGGATTAATATATTTTTCAGGTATAATAGTTATATCTTTTTTTGCTTTTTTAATAAGTAAAATGATGGATAATTACAATATCACAGAATCAAAAATGGCTAGTTTAAGTTGTAATATACTTGCTGCTGGCCAAAAATGGACAACCCCTAATTTAGATTCTACAGTATTAGCATTTACTTTTGTTTACTTATTATCGCCTATGTTAGCAAATAGTCAATTAAATGTAGAGGTATTGGTTACTATTGGTATATTATTTGCTGCTAATATTCTATTTCAGTTGAAAAATAATTGCTTAGGAAATAGTTACATGCTTGCTATTGTGGTTGGGTTATTACTAGGATCTATCGGTGGATTTTTATGGTTTTTAATGTTATTTTTTACAAAAAAAGATTTATTATTTTTTAACGAATTATTATCAAATAATGTTGTATGTAATAGACCATCAAACCAAAGATTTAGATGTAATGTATATAAAAATGGTCAATTAATAAGTAGTAGTTTCTCTCAATGATTTATATAAAGTTTTAATTTTACCAAGTCTTCTAATAACTTTTTTAAAAAAATCTTTCTTCTAAACGAATCAGATAGCATTTTTTCATTATAAATAACACTATTATAAACCTTAAAAAATGTAATAACTATCATATTCAATTTGGCTGTTGAGTAATGTTTTTCTACTTCTTCAATATTTTTTGTAGGTTTTTTTAATTTTTTATTAACAATATTATGAAATTCACAAAGAAATGAGATTAATTCTTTTTTATTAGATATCTTATTTATATTTGAACTTTTTAAAAGCTTAATAGCATGTTCTCTACAATCTGGACATGGTAAGTTATTACATATATCAAAAATTATTCTAATTAATATTTGTTTACAATTAAGAAATTTATTTTCTGTAACTTTTTGTGCCAAACTATGCATTAATATCCATGAAATATTTCCCCAATCTTTTTTTGACATTTTAATATAATATAAAGAATATTATATTATATTAAATAATGAATTACGAAATAGAAGGCAATTTAGATTTTTATAGTTTACTAAATACTTCTAATAAAGAATTAGAAAATGATATTTCAAACAATAATTTATGTTTAATATCATATGAAAAATTAACAGATAATAGTATTACTTTAGATTGTAAACATAGTTTCAATTATTATCCTTTATATCAAGAAATTTATAATCAAAAAAGAAATTTTAATAAGTATTTTGATATAAATAAACTAAAAATAAATGAAATTAAATGTCCATATTGTAGAAATATTAATAATAAATTAATACCATATATACCTTATAAAAATGTTAAAAAAACTTCAGGTGTTAATTATCCTGAAAATTTATGTATGAAAAATAAATATTCATGTTGTTGGGTATTTAAAAGTGGAAAAAATAAAGGTTCCGTTTGTAATGCAAATTCTTATATTTTAGAAGGAAAAAATTATTGTTATAATCATCATAGTAAAATGAATAAAAATAAGAAAAATGATCTTTCTAATGGAATACAAGATAATTGGGATATTAAATATGATGAATATATTAAAAAATATAAGGTAGATGAACTTAAACAAATTTTGAGAGAAAATAAACTACTAATTGGTGGTAATAAAAAACAATTAATTATTAGAATAATAAAAAATAATATTACTTTATAAATTTAAATAAATAATGTTAAATAGAAGAATATATTATTTATTTAAATGAATACAAAAGAAGAACTTGTTGAAAATATCAAAAGATGGGTTAGTTATGATGGTGAAATTAAAAATTTACAGAAATCTATCAAGGAAATAAGAGATAAAAAAAAGGAATTAACTAAAAGTTTAATCGATGTTATGAAAAACCACGATATTGATTGTTTTGATATAAATGATGGTAAATTACTTTATACAAAAAATAAGGTTAAAACACCTCTTAACAAAAATAATTTAATGATTGCTTTAGAGAAATATTTTGAAAAAGAAAGTGTAAATGTTGAAGATGTTACTAATTTTATTTTAGATAATAGAGAGATAAAAATAAAAGAAAATTTGAAAAAAAAATAGCTGGTAATATAATATTAATAAAATATATATGAATTATTTCTTACGCATATTATTTTCTATATTTTTTCTAATTTTATTACTCAATATATTACCAATAATGTTTAATTTTTTAGATATTAAATTTTCTAGTTATAGTCTTTACATGTTTTGGATAATAGCATTAGTTATATTATCTATATTTTTACCATTTCAAAAAAAAAATATTTTAACTATGAATCTTTAAATTCTTTTCATTTAATAAATATAAAATTGAACTAAATATATATTTATTAAATAATTTAAATAATGGAGCGTCGCGTAGCAAAGAAATTAGATAGTCATTTTACTGATTTTAAAAATGATATAAAAAATTGGTTTCAGGAAAATAGTTGTGAGATTATTGGTGATTCTAATAAAAGTGCCTTTCTACAATATATCTTTGATTATGATAATGTTTCTTTAAATAAAGAAGATTTTCAAAAGAGAAAACGTATTAAAAATATTGTTCCACAATATGATAGATGTTGTGCGTATAGAGCTAATAATGAACAATGTACGCGTAGAAAGAAAGATTGTTCAAATTATTGTGGAACTCATATTAAAGGAACACCACATGGAATTGTTTCTTCAACTGATGTAACAGATGTAAAAATTAAAAAGAAGCAAATTTGGGCTGAAGAAATTAAAGGAATTTGCTATTATATTGATGATACTAACAATATATATGATCATGAAGATATTATTAAAAATAAAGAAAATCCAAAAATTATTGCCAAATATAAGGTTGATTTTGAAGGAAAATATTCAATTCCGGAATATGGAATTTAAATATATAAATATAAATTAAATATATTTATATGTATGATAATAATTTTTTACTTGAAATACTTCAAAAACTTAATATAAGTTGCTCGTATGAAGAATTAGAAGGGTTAATGATAGAAAGAACATTATTACTTAATAACGAATTATATAAAAAACTTTATGAAGAAATACCAAAAATTAAAACAATTCTCTCTTCATCAAAATATAATAGCGTGCATAGCGTCGCTGAAGAAAAGCAAAAATGGCCACTTATTAATCTACTTAGACAATTATTAAAACAATACAATTTTACTTTAACACCAAAGCGAATAAGCGATGGTTATGATAAAGATGGTAAAAAGAAATATAAAAGATTTTTTATAATAAATAAAAAAATATAAAATTTATATATTTACTAATTATACATACATGTTTCAAATACTTATGATACTATCTAGTTATTATAGTTGTTATGTTTTAACTAATTCTATTTATAATAATTTTGCTATAAAAAACAATAATTATTATAAAAAGAATAACAACTATAATTATAATTTACGTAGATTTAACTACATAATGACTACACAAGAGCCTTCCGTTTTTCAAAAACTTAACAATATAAAAAAAAATATAAATGAACGATTATTCTTTTTAAATATTGATAATATTAAACATATTGATATAGGTGATAAATTTGTTAATTTTAATTTTGATCCTAATCTAATTATAAATCATAAAACTGATGTTTATATACATATTGAAAAATTATATAGTAGATTACCTATATATCATATTGGCGTATCCTTTTTTAATGGTTACAGAACGGTAAGATATGACTATAGACCTTTTAATGAAAATGGTAGTTATATAACAATTGATAAAAAAGTAAATGATACCTTTAAAAATAATATTATTCATAGTAAAACTATATATTGGTGTCAAATAGATCTTCCACTTAATTATATTGATAAATGTGAGAGAGAAATAGTTGATAGTTATCCTAAATATAGACTGGGAATTAATGATTGTAGACATTATGCTAGGCGATTAACATCAAAAACTACAAGAAAACCTAGTCCAGTTTGGAAATTATATAAAATATGGAATTCTATATAATTACCTGAATGTTATATTTATTTGTCTAGCTGTTGTATTTGTTGTATTATTTTGTGTAATTTCTTGATTACCGGTTTTTAAATCAGTTATAATTGTTTTTTTACTAGTATTACCATTTGATTGTTCTATAATAGTCTCTATTTTTTTTCCATTTATAATTTGTATTTGACTACTTCTAGAAAGAAAATTATTATTTCCCATATTTCCACCTTGTGTATTAATATTAAATGTTGAAAACATATTATTCATATTATTTATATTTATTCCCATCTCTCCTCTAAAAATATCTTTGAATATATCATGTGGATTAATATTTCTCATAGAAATATTTTTATCTTTATTAGTTAGTAAAGCATATGCCTCTCCAATTTCTTTAAATTTTTCTTGAGCATCTTCATCTGTGTTTTTATCAGGATGATATTTTAATGCTTTCTTTCTATAAGCTTTTTTAATTTCGTCTTCATTACTATTATGAGATACTTCTAATATTTTACATGCTTTATTAATATCCATTTTATAATAATATATTATATTTAATTTTATATACTTATATATAATTAAATATTATAGTCTATTTTATTGGTATATTATCTACGATATTCAACATAAGGATTATAGTCTATATCAGTGCAGTTTCTCGTTAAAGTAGAGTGTCCTGTTTTTTTACAATGGCAACCTGGTTCCGCTGCTCCTGGCATTGTAACTCCATTAGTTTTTGGAGCATACATAGGGTTATTCTCACAACTTGGAGAATTTGGTATACAAAAAGCATCCCATGGTTTCATATTAAATGTATGATAATTATCATATTTTGTAAATGTAACACCTTCTTTTAATTTGAAAGTATTTTTATAAATGAAAAATCCTAAAACTAAAATTGCTAATATTGTTAAAAATGTTCTCATATATATAATGTAAATAATTTAAATATTTTACTATAATAATATTAGTCTAAATGCGTTACTATAATGATATGGAATCTTTGTTAGAAACTATTAAAATGGGATTTATTCTTAATATGAAAGATAATAATGGATATTTTGAGATGTTTAATAGTATTCTTTTAATATTTTTATTTTCCTATATTGTAAAAAATCAATCTTTATTGAATTATATTTCTGAAAATAGTTTCGAAAAAATGTTATCTTTTTTTTGTAAAAAACCAGTTTCTGTTAAAATAGATGGTAAACGTTCTACTAGAACAGGTGATTATATTTGTAGAACAGATAATTTATTTAGTAATCGTTTTCAGGCAATTTGGCATTATATTAATATTTCTCATAATAATACAACTATTTATAGTGTTAAAGAATTTGCTACAAGTAGTAATAATTATGACGATTATAGAATGGCGGGTAGTGATTGTAATGAAAAAACAAATAAGATGACAAATGATATTTTTATTGTAGATCAACTACAAAAATTCAAATTAAATGATGATATTTATTGTAAAGTATATATTTCTTCTGATAGCATTGAAAATAATAATAATAAAAATAGTTCTACAATCAATGTTGAAACAATATTAATTGAATTATTTTCTTACACATTATCCTTAATTCAAGTTAAAGAATTCGTTAATGATATTACAGAGAGATATATGTCTCACATTAGAGATAAACGCCATAGTAAGAAATTCATTTATACTTTTATTGGTGGTTCAAAAGATAATGGTAGATATGAAGACAATTTATGTGTTTGGGAAGAATGTGAATTTAATTCAACAAGAAATTTTAATAATCTATATTTTGATGATAAACAAATTCTACTTGATAAAATCAATTTTTTCAATACAAACAAAGAGTGGTATTCTATTGAAGGACATCCATATACTTTAGGTATTGGTTTATTTGGGCCTCCGGGAACTGGAAAAACTTCGGTTATTAAATGTATTGCTAATATGCTAAATAAACATCTAATAATAATTCCATTAAATAAAATAAAAACTCAACTTGAATTTTCAAAGTATTATTTTGAAACACAATATAATAGAAATAATGATCCTAATAGTATTAATTTTGATAATAAAATTATTGTATTGGAAGATATTGATTGTATGGATGATATTGTTAAGCAGCGAAAAATAAAAAAAAATAATGATGCCGATGATGAATTTTCTGAAATTAGTTCTTGTGAAGGAGATAATGATATTGATAACAATGAAAATATTAAAAAGAAGTTTGATAAATTAAAGAAAAATTTAAATAATTATAAAAATAGTTATAATCTTATGATGAAAGAAAATGATAATGATAATATTACATTATCTTTCTTATTAAATATTATTGACGGAATAAGAGAAACACCTGGCCGTATTTTAATTATTACAAGTAATGATTATCATAGTTTAGATAAAGCGCTTGTTAGACCTGGAAGAATTGATTATACTCTAGAAATGAAAAATTGTAGTATTAAAACTATAAGTCATATGTATCATCATTATTATAAAGAAACTCTAGATAATAATACTATTAATAAGCTAAAAGATTATCAAGTAAGCCCGGCTTCAGTTGTAAATATGCATCTTATGAGTAATAATAAAAAAGATTTCTTAAATAATTTATTAGAAAAATTCGAGTAAAAGGGGTTGTGGGGAAATTCCCCACGAAGAAAAAAATTGAAAAAGAAATGAAAAGAGAGAGGGTATAAGGAAAAAGGATGAATTCAAAGATGGAGAAAGCGATGTCAAAGATGTTGTTGGAAGTAGTATCAGAGATAAGTGTGAAGTATGGA